TGTTTGCCGAAGTATGTCCATCTGCCGAAAACAGTCCTCTCAAAAACGCGCATCTCAACTCTTCCGGCAAGTTAAATACAGAAACGGGTATCTTCTTGTCCCTTGTATATCCGAATCCTATACTTATAAGCCAGTCAATAAAACATGTATCATATATGAATATATACGGATATCCATATTCCCCATCACTTCTTTGTGTGGAAGGATTACTTTTCTTTATACGATAATTTATTCCGTATTTATCCAACACTTTAGAGAAATCACCAAAAAGTTTTTTATCTTTCGTATGATGAGGAAAAATTTCAAGTATATGTTCCAACCAGGTACCATCCCCTAAAGCAAAACCAATCATTTCCCAAAAATGCTTATCTTTCACCATCTCCAAAGAAGGGGTGAAAGTTCTTTCTTTTTTAAGAACAGCTTCCTTTGTCGGGTTAGTAAATTCCCTAAAATATTCTTTTCCTATGAAATAATCCTCCTCATGAAAATCTCCATAAGTATTTATATCCACCAAACAATAATCGTCTGTAGTCAAATCCTTTTGTTTTTTCCATTTAGGAGACTTATCTTTATCCGTTATAGTCAAGAATCTGTGTTCACGGCTTGTTCTTATCTTTAAGCCGTTATACAGTCTTGTTTCGTACAAATCATCTATCCTTGTCTTGTATGCGGATGCCTTACAGTATTCCACACCATCAAAAACTTCAAATTCTGTACCTACCAAATCCTTTATTCTTCTTAAACCCTTATTCGTCGTAACGAGTGTTTCCGGTGAAACGCAAAAGAAATTTGCATTATAGGAAAAGCCCCACAATATCCAGGTAATAATGTTTACCAACGTCTCCAATTCCGACACTCCATACCCGTTTCTTCTCACATCGGACGTCTTGTTTCTGATACCGAAACCAAGCTCCCACGGGTAATACAATATCGGTTCCTTTGTTATAGGATTGTGAAGAATCATTTCGTCCCACACCATACAATAACGCGGCAAATGTCCCTTGAATCTGTACTGCTCGAAACCTTCCCTTTGTCTGGGGTCTACGCTGTCAAGAAAACGTATCAGAGAAGCGTCCACAGCGCGGAACTTCTGCAATTCCCACATTCTGTTGCGCACCATCTCAAAGGCCAACTGGTCTAATGTGAGACTGTCCGACATTATCTTGCTTACAAACTCTTGCAAGCTGTCCACATTGTCCCATTTGTCCGTCCAGCCTCCCTTTTCAAGAAAATCAACTATCTTTGATATTTTCTTCTTGTCCTCGTTTGTCAATTTTTCGTCCCCGGTAGAAAAAAGGCTCTTCTTTTTTCTGATTGTGAAGCCTTCCTTTTGCTCGTCTTCCGAAAAATCCATAAAGTTCATTATCTGTTCCACGCGTGTAGACACAATACTTTTGACTATATGGATATCTCCCATCCGACGCAATACGGAAAAGGATAGAACTCCTTTGGAATCCTTGAATCCTCTTCCGTTGCCGGATATGTCGTTAGGGTCAAAGAAAACAGACTGTATTTTTGTAGGCTGCCTGTTAATTTCTCCCAGATACAAATTAGCCTTCATTATCTCCCCTGCATCGTTTGAGTTTAACGCAGCCTGCAATTTGCTTTGGAATGCCATAGGAGCGGCCTTTTGCAGCCTGTCTATCTCTTCAATAGACAAACTCGAAAGGCTTGCAATCAAATCCGGCTTTTCCGCTTTTTGTATAATCTTTCCTTTTCTCTTTCCCATCGTAATAATTTTTAAGCTCCAGCCAATTGAGTTAGATTCACGGTAGCTTCCTTACCTCCTTCTACTGCTGTCACAACTGCCGTTCCGGTACGCTGTGCACCAGTATTTGCAGCCGCCACTACAGAATATTCGGTAGTGCCTTTAGTAAACCCTGTGCCGCTTACAACCGTATTATAATCTACTGTCACTGCTGCACCTTCATTCTTTCCGTTTACCTTCTTTTGCTTCTTACTTGAAACACCGAATATCTTTGTTTCTCCTGCTGCTGCAAATGAAAGTGTTGTCGGGTCTGTAGTCAATGTATATTCATAGGTAACTGTCGCTGCAAGCTGTGTTAACGTAACCTTTACCGTCTTGTTACTTCCAGTCTGTGTAATAGTAATAGAACCGTCATTATCTGTTTCTGCCTTATTTTCAGCCGCCACTATACTATAATTCTCTCCATTAGATGTTTCAGATGAAGTCTGACTGAATCCAGTTCCAGTAATCTGTGCAGTCGTATCTACCTTCTCGACACCACCGGAAGGCTTGCCGTTGACTTTTTTCTGTCTTGTTGAAACAATTTGTAAACTCTTCGTTTCTCCAAGCGCTACAAACTGTATAGTCTGTGAATTTGCAGTCAAAACGTAATCGTATGTCACTGTAGCTGCATTCTGCGTCAAATTCACTTGTACAGTCTTTCCTCCGTCTTGTGAGATAGTAGCTTTTCCTGTTCTCTGTGAGCTTCCGGTATTCTCAGAAGCTTTCAAATTGTAGTTATTTCCGCTTTCCTCATAATCGAACCCTACGCCTGCCAGTTCTATATCAGTAGGATATGTTTCTGGCTGCTGTTTTACTCCATTCAGAACTTTTGTTCTTGTAGAAGTAACAGTGACAAGCTTTTCGCCTCCTGCACCGTCGAACGTTACCGCTGTCGGGTCTACTGTAAGCGCATATTCGTAGGTTACAGTAGATGCAGCCTGGTTGCATGTAATCTGCAATGTCTTTCCGCTTTCATTCTGTTTAACCGTCACTACCGCTTTTCTTGCCGTGTTGTTTGGGTTCTCGTCAACCGTTACTTGTCCTCCACCGTCAACCTTGAATCCTGCCCCAGATATTGAGAATGTAACCGGGACGCCTTCCGGGTGTCCTACTGGCTGTCCGTTCTTGAATGTCTGTTTTGAAGACGTCACCACGCACATATCATCACCTCCCTTTGCCGGGAAATTGAGTGTAGGCTCTTTAGTCTCCAATACGTATTCCACAACTTCCTGCACGTCCGACAATACCGCGCCCTCTTCTCCGAATCCTTCCGGATATGAGATAAGCTTAACAAGCGCCTTAAACGCCCATTCCTTGAACTGTCCGATATTATAGGTGTGTCCGGGTTCAATCACGATACCCAGCCCCTTATAATATTCCACGTCACCATAGAGGCTTTCCGTCACGAAAACCTTCATCTGACTGTCGATACCGTCAGTTACGACAGTCATTTGGTGGACATTATCTTCTGTTGTAAACAATAACCGTAGCATAACCCTTTAGTTGTTTTCGGCTACGAGTTCTTCGCGCCATGTGTTGTTATCTGTCATTACAACCACGTTCAAGTCTTCCTTTGCATCCAAACCAAGGTCAGCCAGCGTAAACGCCATAGGCTTTCCGGACATAACTTTAGTAGCAATGGTCTTGCGGTCTCCTCTGATTACTCCAAATCTTTCTGCGCTTTCCTGCAAATCTACGCTATTGGGGAAATAGATATCGACATCCTTCTTTGCCGGAACACTTGTCTTGATTGTAATAACGCATGCATCGTTTTCGTTCCATTCTGCCGTTACCGCAACAATTTCATTCAATCCCTGGGGGTCGATAATCAATTCCAAACCCTTTTCTTCCGCAAATGCTACAAGTTCCTCGTGCATCACGGCTTCGCCTACATTCCATTTGAAACCAAGCTTCAAAAGCTCGGCACCGCCTTCCGGGTCCGTCACATTTCCTTTAGGGGTAATTCCGCGCGGTGATTCGGTGATGAACACTTTCTTCTGGTCGCAACTTCCGTCCGTTACCAATGTCACATCAATATTCTTGTCTTCGTCCAAAAATCTGTATAGTCTCATAATCTTTTCTTTTTTAATGGTTTTTATTTACATTCAAATACAATTTCCTGTTCCACGGAACCGTCAGCACCCAGTACGTAAACCTGGTAAATGCCTTTCAAGTCCACTTTCTGTACACCCAAATCCTTCTGACACTCGAAACCCAGATATTCGTTCTTCTCCTTCATTGTCAGAATCTTCTTGTCAACAGATACGGTGCCGATAGTTTCTGGAATGTTGGTGAACTCGCAGAACTTGTTGTTATGCTTAATACAAATCTGAGTACCTTCCGATACCTTTGCTTTGAAGTTCATCCATAACCAAGGAAGACCGTCTGCATATTCAGCCTGCCACGGATATTCCGTCAGATAGGATTCGGGGAGAATACTGTTATAGTCCTCCTCACTGTTGATAATTCCACTATTAGGGTCCATCTTAATAGGCAAGGAATAGGAAGGAATTGCCTCTATCTCCTGTTGCAAAGCCTCGAAATTTCCCTGTAAGCCTTGTGCAACCTGTGCCCCGGTATCACCGTCCTGTATTTGGTAAAACACTACTTTTTTCATAACTTCTAAAACTTGAATTTTAAATCATTATACCACACGAAATTGTCACGCCAAATATTGTCTGTAGAGAAAATGGTTTGTATCATTCTCCAAACTCCGTCTTTCATCCATTTGCCGAAGTTGTCCCAAATTCCTTTGGTAAGTACCCATACTGCCGGAATACTGAACTTCCCTCCAGAAATCCAATAGTTGCGCATATTCCATTTATCGTTGTCCAGTACCCATACCTTCTTCACCTTCGGTGGCATTGTCTGTGAAGTACCACCGCCTGCGCCTCCTCCAAAGTATGTACCGGGATTTTCCTCTGTTCCGACCCTTGAATAGGTTCCTGACAAATAATCACCTTGTGCCATAATCATTCTCCTTTCATTTCCTTTATCGCCTTCGGTTTCTTGTCTCCGAATTCGTCGAAATCAGACAGATATTTTCTAATTCTCTGAGGTACCAAAGTAGGGCTTACCTTTGCCGCGTTCTCCACGATTGAGATTGATTCTCGTATTATAAGCGCGTTACACACCACGGCACGGAACCATGCGTATATCTCCACATTACCGCCTTCCACCGTAAAGTTCCCCATCACATGCGAAACAATCAGAATAGCGGAATAAATGAAAAGCTTCGTGATAATCATTGAAAAGCCCTTGCTTGAAAAGTCCTTGTTCTTGATATGATATACCCAGCTTACAAGTGTGTCTATCACTATAAGAATCATTAGGTATTTCAAGAACTCCCAGTCCCGAAACACATATTTCTCAATGAAGGATGCCGTGTTGGAAAAAGAGATAGGTATGCTCAACAACACGGGAAAATATAAACTCATTACGTATTCCCTTATTTTATGTAGTTTTCCCATAATCATATGCGACGGAATTTTAGGAAATTGTATATGCAATGTGTACAAGTTTACTTGGTGAGGCTTCCGGATATTTCTTTTTCAGATAGTCATAGCGTTCTCTGATAACGTTCTCTGCCTCTTTAGGGTTGTGCCCCGACTTTGCGGCCGCAGCCACGAGTTTTTCAACTGTAGGGAAACCGCCTTTCTTTTCTTTCGGCTTCTCCTCCTTCGCGGTCTCCTTTGTCTTGATTCCCTGGCGTCGTACCCAGCCGTTCGCGGTCTTCACATATTCCTTTCCGCTCCAGCTTCTGACCGTTCCGATAGGTTCGCCCTTCCGTGCCTTCTCTATATCATCAGATACGCACATTCCGGCTATGCCCTTAAAAATGTTTAGAGGGGTTTCCTTGTATCGCAACATATCACGGTTCCCGGACATTGATTTAAAGATACCTTCCTTTCCTGGTATCACTTCCACCTGTGAGGGTCTCACAAACATAGGTTCTTCCTCGTAGAGGTCATTCAGCACTTTAACCGTTTCCAGTGATTTCCAGTCCGCAGCCGCACATGCTTTCTCGAACTCGTCCAATTCGTTGTTTTCCGATTTGTTCAAAACATCAGTAGCAAAAGCCGCTACCTGCTTTGCGGTGAACGCTTCGTAGTCGTTGTCAATGAGAAATTGTTCAAATTGTGCACGTCCGAACACTTTCTCTTCTTTTCTATTATTATCCATAAATAATGCCTTTTTAAGTTATAACGAAATTGCAATTACAACGGTAAAAATAGGCATTATCAGTCAAATAACCAAGCTTTTAACTTGAATATTTATCCAATACCGGGTATTTGTACTTCGCGCGAATAGGGTTTGTCTTTATATACTTCCGTCTTCTGTTTTCTACCCGTTTCCTGGTCCTTTCGGCTTTCGCCAAAGCCTTTTCTATCTGTTCGCGTCGCTTCTCGTCACGCGCTATGCGTTCCCGTATCATCTGTTCCGCGTACAGTTCTACGTCTTCGCTTTCGTAATCATCATAGAGATGGTAACTCAAAGTCTCCATATTCTTGAATGTATTTTGCTACAGTAAACTTATTTTTTCTCGCTTCCCTTGCTTTCCTGGCGATTTCTCCTATCTCCTTTCCAAGCTTATTTCTTTCTTCTTCCGATTCTTCATAATATGTTCTACTTGTATTAGGGTCGAAATAATTGTAGTCATATACCGTACAGCGATTTTTTGCAACAAGGTCAATCCTATTATTTTCCTCTATTTCTCTCTGTATTTCTGACCTGTGGATATATTCCAGATATTTCTCTTCCTCCTTTTCCTTCTCGAAATTGTCCTCCCAGTATTCCAAGTTCTTTTTTAGGGTGTGATGCAAACTGAATCTCTTTTTACACGGTACACTGTCTTCTTCACATATTATAACAGCGTCCCTTTTTGCCATTTTATTAAAATCCTTGTCTTCCCACAAATAACCCTTTTCTTTTCTGAACCAAACTCTTTTGAGATAATAAACAGAATCCTTTACCCTTGAAACACCTTCTTTAATCTTCTCAAATCTTCTTGCAAATATATTCTTCCATTCTTCCCTATCCGGTAAGGCTACCGTATAATTATTCGATTTATAATTATACCTCATTGATTTAACAGCCTTGTCCGGTTTCATATAAACCGTATCTCCGAAAATTTCCTTCAATGCCTTTATAAACTTTCTCACTGTATCTACGCTGCACTTCATTCGCCCTGCAATACGCTTTGGACTTTCATAGAACGATACTTCGCAATTGTTCCATTTTATAGCCTCTAACGCGTGCTTATGAGCCATCTTTACAGCCTTGTCGTAAACCTTGTCATAATCTGATTCCTTCCAATCCTCGTTATTGTACAGCCATTCGACTATCTTTAAAATTTCATCTTTCTTTGATTCCTCGTCATTCCATACGTCCAAATTGTACTCTGCAATCTCCTTACAATACTTGTAATATCTTATTTTCTTTGAAATGTAATTCAATATCCTTGTAAAAATAGGAGACCATTTTACCCCTTTCTCTTTAATCACATAACGCAAATAATCCGGTAAATACATCTCTTCCGTTACATCCTTGAAATCCTTGTTTATGATTGTACATACATCCTTTTCGGGGAATTTAATATAATCATTCAGTCTTAAAAACTTGATATAATCCTTTGCTTTTCTGTAGGAAATACCCACTTCTTCCGCAATCTTCAATGACAGTTCTTGTGTAGTAAAACTTCTTTTCCAAAACGTCTTATACTGATATTTCTTCTGATTTCTCTTGCAATACTTGTTGTTTATCAATCTAATAGCGCACAATACGCAGCAATACTCATAATCCTGGATAGTCTGTATATTCTTAAAATCCTTAATAGGAGATTTAATCTTTTTTGAAATGTCCTGGCATGATGCCGATTTTTCTGTATCTTTTTTCATAACCTTCGTTTTTAATTCTCACTTACCACTTCTTTTTTGTTTTACGTCTTGCTAAAGGACGCTCACTTCTTCAACTTCTTTTTCACTAAAACAAAAACAAAGAAAAAGGGGAATTTTGATAAGAAGCTTGATTTAGTGAGAACTAAAAACGAAACCCCTTTTTCTTTCGCGGCTCCCAAATCTTCATCAGACCTTAACCGCCATGTTTTAGCACTGCAAACATAGGGAGAATTTTTCAATCCACAAAATTTTTTCGAGAAAATTTTTGCCGGGCGCGCCTTTTTCCCAAAATCCCTTCTTGTTTTCGTCTTCTTTCTTTCGCTTCATCTCTCTTTCTCTGTTTTTACTTCCGTTAACACTTTCCATATCTCGCTTTATCCCCCTTCCCCATTTTTCACTCTTTCCCCTTCCTCCCCCAAACCCCCTATTGCTATATTGCAGTTCTTCCTCCTATTATCATACCCGTTAGGGTAAAAGAAGAAAGGGAACTACGTACCCCTTTAGGGGTTAGATAATAACGTTATGGTAAAATGTCAAAGTGTTGATTTCCAGACAGTTATAAATAGTAATAAATATTGACAGAAATTTCCTCGAAAAAGCCTACCTTTACACGTGTTTAATCTTAAAAATTGTAAAATATGAAAGTAGTTTATGAATCGAAAATTGCGAAAATTATCATTCCGACCTTTTCCGCAATTCTAATTTTTTGCTGGTTGCTTTGCAAGAAAACGAAAGAGTATTACGACGAAGAATTCTTGAAGCACGAAGAAACCCATTCCTATCAATGGAAGTCCCTAATGATACCAGGAACCGTGATTTTTAGCGGTCTTGCAGGCGTTTTCTCGTGCCCCTGGCTACTTCTCCTTATCCCGTTGACGTTCTATCTGTATTACGCCCTGGAATGGCTCGTGCGTGTAATAGGGGCTTTAATCAAATACCACCCAGGTTTCAGTGGCGGTATAAAGAAATGGATTAAGAGAATCCAGGCTATAAACCATGACTGTTACCACGCAATCGTGTTTGAACAAGAAGCGAACGCAGTAGAAAAAGGAGTGGTAGATTATGGTTTTTTGTCATTCTTCAAGTATTATTAACTCGGTTGTCAAGATTTAGAAAAAGAAAGGGGGCGTTTCACAACGCCCCCAATCTGTCGGGTTTCGCCAAACCCATGATTCTTACTACAAAACAAAATTGAATAATTATACAAATTGAGTGTATATTTATACTATAATTTTCTTTATGGAAACCGCGTTCCGCTTGATATTCCCGATTTTCCGGCAAACCTCATTCGTAGAAATATCCCTATAGGAAGACAGTATTTCCGAAAGTTCGGCAATCTTATCCACAATCACGTTCATTTCCTGTAACCGTTGCCAGCTTATGGAGACGGAAAAATGATTTTTAATGAATTCGTCACGGGCTGCCCTCGCTTCTTCCACGGTATGGAAATAACCGATATTGTACTTCTTCTTTTCAAACTCTATTATAACCCGGTACGGCTTGTTCTTCGACCGTTTGTCATAATAGTAGATATATCTGTTACTTCTCGGTTTCATTCTCTGAATCCTCCTTCTTTTCGGGAACCGGAATAGTCCCCAGGCAGTGAACAAAGATGGCTGCGATAAACGGGGAAATGATAAGTGCCATAAGCATCCACACTCCGAAACTTCGGTTCATCCTTTCTGCCGTAGAACCTACCTCGGCACTCAGCATAAGATGAACGATAAAAATAATGATAGTTAAAAATACGATACCTGCATTCATAATTTAATCCTCCTATTATTTAAGTTCGTTAATGATTTTCATTGCTTGTTCTCTCAGAACCTCGTTATCATTTTCTTCTCCCATCTCCTTGTTGATTAGGGATAATGTGCCGTCCAGGTTCTTCTTGTAGACGGCAATCATGCTCATGCTTTCGTCCTTTGCCGGGTCATATACGACCCGGTAGTTTCCTTTGCTTAATGTTCTCATTTTAAAATAGTGTTTATAACGTTGTTAATAGTAAATTCTTCAATCTCTTTTATATCCTTTTCAAAACATAAATGTTTATTGTCATCGGTGTATTCTATGATATTACCGTGAAGAATGTCTGTAGGGGAAGGGAAACGCTTTATTTCGGCTACTTTCCATGTTCCGAACTTATTGTCATTTACGGCTGCTTTATATACCTCGAATGAATCGGGATTCTTAAGATAAACTAAATTCAACATGATTTTCAAAATTTTATTTGTTTGACCTAATTTTAATTAGTTCAATGCCCATTCAATGGCACGTTCTGCCGATTCTTGATTAGGGTACATAATACATTCAAATTCATTTGAACGGTAGATGCAATATCCTAATTTGTTGAAACAGTCTTTTACTGATGATTCAAGGAATTTTGGACAAATTTCTTTGTTATATTCACCGTTAACTATTTGCCCTCCAATTGTTTCAATTACATAAACTTCCATAACTTTTATCTTTTTATTTGTTTGACTTAATTAACCGCCTCCCTTAAGAAGACATTGCAAATATAGGGAGTTATTCAGACATACGCAAGTGCTTATGTCCTTTTAACATATAATTAACATATAACTCCAAAGAAAACACCCGGAAACATTCTTTCACGAAGAGCGTAACCGGGTGTCAGTCAAACAAATATATAAAAATTAGAGAAAGAAGGTTCTAAACTATGTCGGGATGAAAGTATGTCGGATAGTCCCATTCCTTGATAATCTCCTTAAGTTCTTTCCAGGGAATGAAAATGGTGTGCGACGCGATAGCCGCTTTCTTGTCGCCAGTCCAGTAGACGGAAGAAAATACCGGGTTCTCGGACTTTACGATACTTTCCGTTGTCCGTCCCCCCATATCCTCAATCAGCTTGCTATATCCGAAATAGCTGATGTTCTGTCCCAGCACAAGACAAAGGATATCACCAGTCTTGCATTTTAGGGCACGGGCAACAGACGTTCTGTCCTCACCGCTTATAATGTGGCTGTCACGAAGCAAAACAAGCTTGTTGGAATAACAAAGCCAATCTATATACATGCTTCCCCCGTCGTATGTGAATTCATTCTTTTTGCTCATATCAAGTCTTTATAATCGTCTTCCATCCTTTTTATTTCGCTCGTCAGTTCCTGGTTTAAATGGAATAGGAACTGTTTCTGGTTGTCTTCCATCTCGTCCTCATTACAATTCATTTTCTTTGAAAGCTGGTCCAGATACCGGATGAACCGCTTTCTTTGGATAAGGTCTATATAGGAGACCGTATAAAGAAGAACATTCATTCTTTTCTGAATTCCCGTAACCGCCCCTATGCACCACAAAAGGAGAGTGATAAGGACTACCGTAAGAACAATCAAACACACAAAAATCGCTGTTATCATAGCTGCAAATATATGAAAATAAAACAAATAATTAATACTAAAGAACGTTCAAATTTTCGTTCTTGTCAATATATACGGGTCTCGAAACAAGGGAACAAGGAGAAATGACAATGTATTTTCCCGGACGTACCTTTCGCAACGTCATTCCCCGGTATTCGACAATCTGTCCCACCCATATGTAGCATTCTTTCTTAATCATTGAGGATGCTTTTAATTGAGGACAGTTTCTTTTCGGCTTCTTTCTCGGTCTGGAAATAGTTGTGAGTATTAAACTTGCATTCGTCTATATAATCGAATGTTTCTGTACGGGAAGCCACGCAAAAGGAATTGGGGACATTGAAATCAATGTAATAATACATGTAGCCCTTCTTGGCACGCCACCGAATTTTTTCTATACATTTGCTCTTTGTATTGTAGAACAAGCCTTTTTCGGCAAGCGCGTTGTTCATACGCTTCTTTTCTTCTTCTGTAGAAAATCTGAAAGATGGGATAAAATCATAGTAAGAAAATGACATTCCAGTTTTAAGAAAATGTAATTCATTATTTCGTAAATAAACATGATAAAATGCTTTAGAAATATCTTTTTTACATTTGCGTTCTCTATATATCATTATCGTACCGTCTTCATGTGTCAGACAATCTCCATCATGGACGGACAAGAATTTCCCGTCTTTGTCATATAACACCTTTTTCATAATTGTAAAATATTTTTATTAGAAAACATAATTAATCAAATCAGAAAGCCAGGACAAGAATTGTATCATTCCGAAGAATAGGAAACAAAAGGCGATTGCCCCGGTTCCGTACCAGAAACGTACCCACCATTCACGATACTTTGTCTTCAATACTTTATTACCGAAACGACCGTGAAAGAAATTTATAAGCTGCTTTTTCATGATATATAAGTTTTTAGAATTCGACAAGGAGAAGAGGTTTACAGTTTTCCCTCTCTCTGACCCACATATAATCTCTTCCGAAACCGTAATCAAAAAGAGAATTGAACGTAACCGGATAATCCATAGAAATAAACTTCATTGCTTCTCTCAGTTCTTTTTCGTCATTACATTGAACTATTTTGTTAAGCATATTAACATAAAGAGAAATTGCTACTGGTGAATGATTAACATTTAACGGGTTTTCTACGATTGCTTTCATAACTTAATCCTTCTTATTCTTGTTTACAGATTTATCTATACTTCCTTTTAGGGCTTCAATCCATTTAAGGTTGAATTCCTTTTCTTCCGGGGAATTGGTTTCATTCTCCTTTTTTAGCTGTGCTATCAGCAAGCATATTTCTTTTATATCCATATTATTTGTTCTATTGGTAGCCCGAAGGCTACCGGGTTAATTGATTTCGTAATGAGGCTGCTCGCCTCTGACAACTCTCTTTGCATCCGCAATGCTATCATACAGCTTTGATTCATCACCATCTATGATGGCAAATTCTTGGTGAAAGCCATCTTCAAACATTGTTATTGTGTGACCTTTGTAACTTACTTCCTTGATAACGTTCATTATCTTCATAACTCTTATCTTTTTATTTGTTCAACATTTCGAGTTGTCTTTGAAGGAGGTTAGCGCGGTTCTGTTCATTGGCTGCAAACTCCATATTCCCGATAGACTTATAGAACTCCACATTTTCAAGTGCCTCGGCAAGTGCTTGTTGTTTCTTGGAAATCATAGAGGAGATTTCGTTGTTATTACCTCTCTTCATCATCTCTTCCATTTCCGTACCTCTCACCTTGTAAAATTCTGCTTTCATAACCTTATTTCTTTTAATTTGTTTGACCTTGATTTCTTATCACATTGCAAATATAAGCACTTAATCAGACATACGCAAGTGCTTATGTCGTTTTAACATAAGATTAACATAACCTTTCTTTCAGTGACATTATATTTTTCAGAAATAGGAGAAAACGGTATATGATTATCAGACAGTTAACACTAACTCTGAAAATTGTGTTGTTTTTCGGTGTACAATAAAATAAGGAAAATGAAAAACCGGGAACCGGACAAAACACCCGAAATTCCCGGCATCCCGAAAACAATCAAATTACCCCTTCTTCACTTTTCCAGTCACCGGAACCGTTGATTTCGTCTTCATTCATCAAAGGATAGGGATAAACGACGTCTTCCACAACTTCTTCACTTTCCGAAATCGTCATAACCGGGGGAACAAGCATGTTATACGTCTCTTCATGGATAAGAGCTTCTGTACCATCTATATTAGTACGTCTATATTCCCAGTCCTTATCGAACTGTTTCAGTTCTTCTATAGGTATAGCTAACCATTTCATATTATTCAGTTTTACGTTTCAACCATTCTTCATTAAGTCTTTCCTTCTCTATTTCTATTTCCTCGGGTGTCAAAGACTTGTTATAGAGAGCAAAGTAGTAGATAGCACAATTGGAGAATCCATGTGCTCTATTCAAATCAATATTAAAACCATCAGCACCTAAAACCAAATATTCTGTATCTTGTAATGAGCCACGACTTATAGTATCTCCATTATAAGAAGTAGTTGTCATATAAGATACATTATTTTGTTGAATTGTACGGTAGTTATTTTGTCCGAAGCTGGTTAACTGATTATTTCTTTCAAAAATAAATGCACCGTCCCATTGAGAGGATGAAGTTCTTTTACTTGCTATAGCACTAGATTCTTTATTTATTATTTCTCTCCTGCATATCAACGTATAATCATCTAAAATAGGAAGTCCTGTACAGATACCGTAATCATCCACTCCGTCAAACACAAGTGCACCTTCATAATTTCCCTCACCAAATCCGCTTTCTGATGTAAAGACAAAGTTCTTTAGTTGCATCTCATTGCCCTTAACACCACGGATAGAGGAAGGCTTGTCTACATTGGATAGTCCAGACATAAACCAAGCATCCACCATAGCATCATTGAAGGGTGGAATAGGAGAACCGCCCTTACCAGCTCTCCTATCAAATAAAAGACTTGTACCGATACCAATCATAACCCTATATTGAATTGTGCAGTAGTGCCGTCAACAAACACCTTATCAACAAGATAAGGCATAGGAGAACCCATATAAGCGGAAATCTCGGTCTCGGAAATGGTGTATGTATCTGGACCAGTCTCACCGATAAGGTGTACTTTGACAGTACCAGCAGTCAACGGAATAATAAGAAACGCCCTTTTATCATCGGGAATCAAGGTGTACTTTGACAGTACCACATCTTCGGCTGGTGTGCCGACCTCGAAAGCGCGTGAAATCGCTGTTATGCTCTCAAAACCCTTGTTATTTGCTATACTTACTTTGTTAGGATACATAATTATTTCAATTTAAATTTACAAATGATAAAAATACGAAATTTGAAAAATCGCGTCTACAGCATACTGTAGTATCGATTGCCCTATAAGGGAGAATACTTTCTGTATATAGTAAAATATATTTACGCTGTGAATAGCGTCACTTTCTTGCCGTTGCACAAGTCCATAGTGTCTACATGTAGCCAGCTAACACCGTCCTCCAGTCTGATAGGATAAGGAAGCTTGTCGGAATCGTCTATAATGATTTTCCGTGCTGCTTCTGCTTCCATTCCGGAAACCGTAATGTCAAAAGCGCGGCCTAATGCGTGCGCACTCATATACGGCTTTTCAAGCATCGTCTTTTCCTTGCATAATATGCAGACATTACATCGTAAACCGCGCTGGGAATAGCTTCCTCCGTTCTTCCAGTTGTTGATAATGAAGGGCTTACATATGATTTCCTCCCTCAATACAAGAAGCGTTTCCAGTGCTTCGGTCGTGAAAAAGCTCCATATCTGCGATTCTGAATACTTGTTATACACGTGGGGGCATACAAGTTCGGGAAGCGTGAAATACTTTCCCAGTCTTCTGATAATCTCTTTTCTTTCCATAATGATACAAAATTTGAATAAAAATAGGGGTTGCAGCCATTTAAACCGGGCTTTCACCCCCAGCCATAACAGACTTGCAACCCCTACCGCCTTTGTTAACCTTTAAATACAACTGCGATACAACCTTACCAGTTAATTATCACGATAGCAAAGATAGTGTTTTTATCTCAAAAATAAGCTAAAGTTCAGAAAATAATCGCTCGCACTCTTCCAACTCCTTTTCCATTCTTTCTTTTATAAGCGGAAAATAGGTTTTCGCCATATCCTCGTTGATATGAAAATAAGAATCGTAATGGTTCGTTATCAGCATATTTCCCTCCATCTCAAACCTGGAAATATGCTCTATTTCCTCTTTCAGATTTACGATTTTATTGTATAGCTTATTTGCCTTTGTTAATTTCGACTTGTCCATAACTGCTTGATAATAAAGCCCCATTTCGGGGCTTTTGTGAAAATAATAAGTATATAGAAAGATTTATTCTACAATTTCCGCATCGCTTTCTGGCTCGTATTCTTTCTTTTCCTCTTCAATAGGGGCTTTCTTCCATTGGTCTATGAAGTGTTCGATTACACGTCTTCCGTCAGTCACAACCTTTTCCAGTTTTTCGTCCGGTTCCAACAGTTCATCTGCCATTGCTGCGGCTATATGCTTTGCCTTCATTACCTCTTCTACAAGGTTGCTCTCAATCAATTCACCCAGGCTTTTCTTTGTCAATAGGTTGAATGTCAGTCCTTCGATAATCTGCTTTCTCTTTGACATTGCATTAAGCATAGCATTCATTCTGGGAGCGAACTGTTCTGCCTTCATGTTCTCGAAGCTCTTATCGTCGAATCCCTCGAACTTGGATGCTGCCAGGAATGCTACCTCGTATTCCTTTGGTGTCATTACTACGCCTGCCTGCAAGCACTCTGTACAGAATAGGATAAACTTCACGTTGTTTCTCAAATCTTTTTCCATAATCTTTTGTCTTTTAATATGTTGGTTATTATTCTATTGTCTGGAACATTTTCCCGGTCTCCGTGTCCTTCCAGGTTATTATCATATTCTTTCCTGCCTTGACGCTTACAAGCTCTACATGCACCATATTGCCGTTCTCGTCCTTTATATAGTGTTCCGGTTCATATTCCTTGTCATATTCCCGATATTTCTCTACAAATGTATCATAGTCTATTATCTCAAAGTTATCTTCCCATGACGATATCTGGATAACCATAGATTCTATATTCCCGTCAACCACGTTTGATGATGCTTGGTACGACATTCTCAGTTCTTCCAGTGCATCCAATACTTCCGTTATTCTCAGATTGTAGTCCTCGTATGCCTCTATGCAAGGTGCAAAATCTATGAGCTTGTTCTTTAGGTATTCCTTGAATTCCTTTTCTCTTTTCATGATGTTGTCTTTTTATGATTGTTCCACATTGTACAATGATACAAGAACCGTGCCAGGACACGTCTTGCGTCCATATCGGCTTCCATATATCCTTCCCATTTCGCAAATTAACAATTATAGGTTGACGATTTATAATATTGTTTATATAGGGGTCGGATATAACAACCCTTTCTTTTCCTTTATGGTGCAGTCCGTGTTCCCTTTCCGGTTCTTCTTATCATTGCTTTTCCTCCTTGACACTCTTCATTACCATTGTAACAAATGTATAACGGGTTAATAATAAAATATGGTCTGTAAGGTATCGTGGAGGGTGTTTCTCTCTTTCTATTTCTCCTTGTATATCCCGGTTACTATCCCTTCTTCGTCCGTTATGAATAGGGTCTTGTGCTCCTTTGATTCGTACACTCTTTCCGACAGTCTTCTTACCGGGTATGTGTTGCCATTTCCGTCCTTGATGGTGTACATTATTTTGTTTCCTTTGTTGAAAGTGGGTTCCTTTGACTGCTTCTTGTTGTCTTCCATTACCCATTTGTTGCACATGTATAGGAGGTACACCGCTTTCCGAAATACATAGAAATCGTTCTCATCTATCATTACCTTTTCATTGTACCCATATCCGATTGAATATACCCTTCTTTGTGTGTTGTATATCTTATGTAGGGGTTTTGTTAGGGTGTTGGTAAGGTAGGATTCTACTTCATTAATCATTATTTCCGTATCTTTCTTTTCCTTGACTTCAACCATCATTTCCTCGTTTATGAAAGGGTCTAATACATCAATCATATTGGACATCAATTCTGTAATGAACTGCCTTGCTGAATGCCTTACACATGGTATGGTGTCCCCTTCTTCTATGAGTATCGTATCTTTTCCCTCTTTCTGGACTGTATTCATGCCAAGTTCCGATATGAGCTGTATTACCGTGTCCATATCGGTTCCCTTGATTATATATGTGTCTCCGTACTTCTGCTTTAGCTTGTATATGGCATTGTTCATCCTCTGTTCAAACATCTTTGTCTCTTTCTTTTCTTCTTCCATCTCCTTATAAAAATCATTCAAGAATTGTTCCACGTGGAACAATGGGCTTTTTGCCGTCTGTTTTCCTATCAATATAGAAGTAATCTGTTTTGATTTAGAGGCTGTTAAGTCCATTAAATCGCAAATATTGAATACTTTCTTGATACTGTTTTCTGTACAGCACACCAGAACACTGTTATCGTACTTTTTCTGGAATTCTTCCTTATCCATAATCTTTTTATTTTTAAGTTTCGTGAAATATCTATATTGGAAATCAAAAAGATAGGGGTTACTCCGATTTTCACCCCTTCTTTCCGTGCTCTTAATAATTCGCAACCTTTTGACGAGTATTGGCTACGAAAGTCTTGTTGTTTCCGGCAAGCTTTATCGGGCCGAGATTTTCCCAGTCACCGTTTGCCCAGGTCTTTGTTATGCTGGAATCTATGTACTTATCCATATTTTCCTTAATCAGTTTCTTTGCAGGTGCCAAGGAATGGAAGGTGAACATTACGCTTGTTTTTTGGCAGTCTACATCGTGTTCCCACTTTTTCAATTTCTTGTTGAATCTGTCACCCTTGTACTTTACTGTCACGGGTTCACTGAAATATACTGTATAGGTCTTCATTTTGTTTTGATTTTTTTAGATGTTATTGGTTATCTGTAATATTGTTCTTTTGCTGCTTTCGCTATCGCTTCTCCGTATTCTTCCGGGCTTGCCAGGTATGGTATTTTGAAAAGTTCCGATACAAGTTCGAGTTTTTCCTTGTTTGTCATTCTCTTTGCTATGTCCTTTACGAGAGTTACTCCGTTCATGTCTACATATTCCTTGTATGCCTCGTGAAGTTCTCCACGTTCGTCCAATTCATTTATTATCCTTCTTGTTGGGAAGCATCTCATTATCTCGCTGATATAGGTGTCGTCCCCGTTCTCCTCTATTTCCTCATAGATGGGGTCGAATGATTGATTGTCCATGAACTCCATCACCTTTTCTGCGATTTTCTTTCCTTCTTCCAATTTTACTTTAAGGTTTGCCATAATCTTTATCTTTTTATTTGTTTAACATCTTGTTTTCTTATCACATTGCAAAAATAAGATTATGTTATGACATAAGCAACTGTGTATGTGTTTTTAACATAAGATTAACATATCAAAGGATATAATAAAAGCCAGTTATTTATCACAAACCGCTGGCTGTCAATTAGATATTAACTACTAATACTCAAAAAATGAACATAAAGTTTTTCGTTTGATTTTAAATCTCATAGTCCACATCCCATGTTATCGAATCCAAAGATACGAATTTATATCCGGTTTCTTCTTCCAGGACTGACTTTATTTTCTCCATCTCCTTGTCTGTAGGTGGAACCTGCATTACTTCCATGTCCATAGGTACATGCACCTGCGTAGTCACATCCTCATTCATTTTCATTGTTGCGATTGCTATTATCATACTCTTATATATTATAGGGTTAATTAATCATTATATTCTTCCGGTATCGGTTCTTCCTGCATCCATTTCACGTACATTCTTTCCATACAAATGTCAATTTCTTTTAATGCTTGTTGTTCGGTCAGACCATATTCTTTTGTAAGTCTTTCCATCATGCACTTTATAACTTCTTCAACATATATCTTTACCATAACTACTTTATTTTTAATGTTTTAAAATAGGTGCACTATCTGTCACAGACCATGCACCACATGAATTTTGAAAATCATAAATTAACTAAAAGTCAAAACAAAATGTAATTATTTCTTTCCGATTTCAACACCTTTCATCTGTCTTAGACGATTTAGAAGTCTTTCCCTCGTCTTTGATTTGGACGGTTCTTCAATTATTTCGGCCTCAACTACTTCGGGAACCATCTCTTCGACGAATTTCTTGTTTTCTTTCTCTATCTCTCCCCAGTCATACGTTTTTATGAGTGCTCCAGGAAGCATCACCTTTTCGGAACCCAATACCGGGTTGCTTGCAAATCCGTTGAAGTCCTTGTAATAGGAGGTGCAAAGCTGGTGCATCAGTATTTCGGGTCTTATTCCCGATTTTGCGGCTACCATACCCACTATTAGACTGTTTACGGGAATGTCTCGCATTACGCGGCTTATGTTCTCTTCACCATGCAGGGTTGCGTTTATGTCTATTTTCCCGTCAACTGTAAGTTTAATTTCATTACCTTTTACTTCCTTCCGTGCGGCTTCCAACAAAGCGCGTATTTCCTTTAGGATATTGAGTGCACTTCCCACGTTTCCTTTGCTCCAGAACTCTTCATATTTGAGCTGCAAGTCTGTCATACAGTCATTTATGATTTCCAGTCTTCCAGCTTCCGTTGCCACCTTATAGCGGTCAGAACGCATCACGTACTTGCTTTGCCTTGCCTCTATGAGTGACTTGTGATTGTTGAAAAATTTTACCAAATCTTCTTCTCCCAGCGAATAACCTTCCTTTTTCCGGATAATCTTAATAATATCCTTGGGGTTGTGCATGGAGCCGAACAAGTCCAGTAACATAGGGGTGAGTTTGGCAAGTGCCTTTGCTTTGTCGTTATGCAAGTCGAAAGCATGGAAATACTCACTCTTTACCCTGTGGAACTTGGCAAGAAGGGGCAACATCACATTTGTACGAATTTCTGTAGCGTCGTTTATTGCTTCCTGGGATGCTCCGCGTTTCGCCATGATACCCTTTATGTTGACAAGCTTAAGGTCTATCACATAGGTATAACCTTCGTTCCCCTCATACTGCATAAAACGGTCCGGGTGTTCGTCAAGCTCCCTTCTCACCATCTCATAAGCTACATATTTATCCTGCATGTAGGGTGAAGCAATTAGCACGAAATCGGGCGCATCTTTTAAAATGTCCTCTTTAGTATATTCTATCTTTTTAGCCATATATAGAAGTTTTACCCACAAAGGTAGATTTTAATAGGGAAATAAACAATAGTTATTTCACTAATTTAATACCATGTACACGAAACCAAAACTTCTTCCTTTTCTTGTTCAACAAATGAAACCTCCGGTTCCACATTTTCACTGATTGTTGATTCAAACCACAGCATTTCTTCCGGTTTTGCTGTCATATCCGGTTCCGCAAATTTTTCTCTGTCCATCGTAATACATTTCTATTTCGTTTTCTGCTAATGTAAGTTCCCACGGCTGTAGCAATAAATCCATTTTCGTTACTCTACATTGCGGCATCCATACCCTGTCATTGTTGTACTTGACATTCTGGACTGCATGCACATCCACTTCCACCAAATAACGGTTTTCCTTTCCGATAACAACGGGTTCAAAATTGACCGCATAGCATGCCATCTTATGTACAAAATCTTTTTTGTCCTTGTATTCCAGGACGAAGTTGCATATGAAGCCGTCGTTATTGTCGTTATAAATTTTCGTAACCTTCTTTTGATAGAGGTAAGCGATTATCTTCTGTATCATATATCCCAGTCTTTTAATGCCATCTCCAGGCATTGGCTTATACTTAACTTCGGGTCTTCCTTTAGGTATTCGAGTGCTGTAATAGCTACTTCCGGTTCAAGCCCGTATCTGCTTGCCTTAATCATGCACTCCAACCAATAGGTTCTTTCTTCTGTGTAGGTCATTCTTTACCCTCCTTTTTCTTTTCTACCAATTCCAAATTTTGAGGAATAAACGCGCGTTGTTCACCGTCTATCTTAAGGTGATAATAGCGGTTACTCTCCGTTCCGCATATACTTGCTACTTCCGTAATCTGTCCTATTAGCATCATGTTAGAGCAATGGAGTATCTTCACCTTGTCGCCTACTCCGAACTTTTTAGTTTTCATAATTCTTTTCCACTTTATAGTTAAACGCTTCCAGAAATGCCTCTACTACCATTTTGTTGAGTATGGTTTCTTCCTGGTGTGTATAGATAGGGATAAGGTGGTGTTTCCGGCACCACATATCCATCATCTTCGATTCCGCAAACTGCCACAGAAGCTTTTCATAGCTTTCTTCTGTGTGCACCTGGACTTCTCCTTTGGGGTTCGTTATTCGTATCATAGTATATTAATTGTTTAGCTTCTTTTCTTATCGCAATGCAAAAATAAGATTATGTTATGACATAAGCAACTGCGTATGTCATTTTAACATAAGATTAACATATCAGTCCTTTTCCACATATTCGATTATAGGAGTTTCCTCTACCTTCGTCAGTCTGCATTCGCCTACAAGGTCTTGCATGTATTCCAACGCTTTAGTAGAGGCTTTTATAAAGTCCTCATGCTGTTGCAATATAACCAGCTTGTATTGTTTCAGCTTTCCAGAAAAGGTTGCCTCACTGTATACGCCCGTGCATTTGTACCATCGTCCCCCGTGCTTTTCGTTACGCTGCACCGAATCTATAATCACCTCCTTAATAGGAGATATGGCAAAGTCCGCATCTATATTGAACATCCCGTATTCGGTTGCCATTGTTTCGGCATCCATGTAATTTTCTGCCTGTACCGCTATGACATCGACAAACTTTTTATAAGCTCCACTTGTCGAATTCGGGTCGGGTGCCATGTAGGTAAACGTGCACTCGAATATCATTCTTTCGCCTCCTCTTTCTGTTTGGGACAAAGCACACATATAGGCACAGCCGGATATTGGCATACAAGCGGAATACAAGCCGTTTCCGCGTTCTTGTTCTTTCCTCTTATCCTTCTTACCAAATCATCGAATTCTTCCTTCTCCACGAAAAGATATAGAGGATGTACCTTGTAATCCTTGTCCTTCTGTATCATGATTTTTTGCTGTTCCATATGGATGTTAAGCATTTCTTGTGTAGGCAGGTATTCTTCCAGTCCTGTTACCTTGTTGGCGCATATAAGTGATACACTCTTTCCCGGTTCAAGTACGGGGATATACATTTTTTGCTTTTTCATAACTTCAAGTATTTACCTTTGTCAATTCTTTTTACTTCTCCTTTACTCATTTTCTTTAATAGGAAGTGGTCTATCCCACTTCTTACGGAACCGGGGTGGAAATCCTTTATCTTTGAGATAAATTCAATCCGGCAAAATTCCGTGCCCGGTTTCATGCGCTTGAATTCACGGTCTATTTCCGTATATACGGTCTTCTTTGGTTCGTCGTTAAACATTGCAATATACAAGCTCCTTTCTTGCTCTTGTTATGGCTACAAACAATAAACATTTTTCATTATACAGCGCTTCTTCTGTGTTCGCATACTTGCTGGGAATCAAACTCCTGTTCAGCAAGAAAACACGGTCTGCTTCCAGCCCCTTGGACTTATGGATAGTGGAAAGCACGATACCTTCCGTGTCGTCCTTGTAAATCTCCTTGATGTTGTCTTCCAACTTCTTCATGTCTCCCCAGTTCCTGTAAAGCATTTTCAATATAGTACACTTTTCAAGAAGTGCCACATAGGAAGGATTATTCTTTGCCTGGATATCGGTAAATCCGCGCTCTTTCAGTTCTGAAATCTTCTTGTCACACATCATATCCAAATCTTCTATATGCTTTATCTTATCCACAAGTGCTACAAGTGCATCTCCGTATTCCTTGCCTTTGATTGTCGCTTTCTTTCCCATTTCTAACAAATAGAGAAAGACGGTTGCCAAAGGTAGGTTGTTCCGGCATAGGATAAAATCTCCGTTTTCCGCTTCGTCAAACTCTCCTTTTCTTACAATCCCGTCTATCGCATTAGGTGCGGCAACAATACCATTGTCAAAAACTTTTCTTGCTTCCTCCACTATATTCTTGCCACATCTATATGTAATGTCCAACGGTAATACTATGGTGTTTGGATAAGATTGCAAGGACTTGAAAACCTCTAAAGAACTCCCTTGGAAACCGTATATACATTGCCGGGAATCCCCGACAACTACAAATCGACCGCTTTTCTTTATATAACGTAAAGCAAGCTCTTTTTGTAAGGTATTCGCATCTTGTTGCTCGTCCAAAGTAACAATATCATATTTAGGAAAGTCCTCACTATCAAGTAGTTGGTAAGGGAAATAAAGCATATCCGTAAAATCAATGTTAATTTCTTTTACTGAATTTATCTTCTTCATTTCCTTGTGCCAAGCATTTCTAATCTGCTCCATGTCCCCTACCATGCGTTCTTGGAATTCGATATTCTTTTCAATGCAGATACCCGGTATTTCCTTCTCGTAGTCCGTAATGAGATTTACCCTTATGTAATTCCATATTATCTGTATCTCGAATAGGTATCGAATCTGTTGCTTCACGTCCATATCCTTTGTTTCAAGAATTTTTTTTCCGATAACAAAGCATTTATTCTCGTTGATTTTCGGCTTTATACGGAAATTGGAAAGCAATACACGCAAACCTTTAGAGTGAAAAGTGTTTACATCTATATGAGACGGCAAACGTTCCCTCAATTCTTCCGCAATGCTCTTGTTGAATGCCATAAACAGAACCTTTTTATTAGGTGGTGTCCGTCTGCAACACTCCACTATACAAGTTGTCTTGCTGCTGCCTGCCGTTGCTTCTATGGCAATATTCTTTCGTGTGTTCTCGTATGCGTCGAAAATGGCTAACTGTCTGTCACTCCATTTCATTTTGTAAAGTAGGTTAACTGGTTGATATAATCAACTAATGATTTATAATCCTTTTCGCGTTTCATGTCCATTTTCTTTTTAATTACGCTCAGAACATCACCGAATTCTATGTTATTGTAGAAAACAGTCCTGTTGTAGTCTATTTTGTTTACCACCCATATGTCTACATCCACATCTTCTATTCTTATACGATATAGAGGGGTTGTTTCTACATATTCGGAAAGGATGTCGCTTTTCATGTCCTTGTTTATCCTTGCCATCGTACTTAGAGCACGCAGAGAATCGCCACTTATCCCTTCTATCTCTATATCCAGGTCGTGCGGTTCCACATTGAAACCATGTACATACATAGCCATGCTTCCACCAACAACCATACGTTTACACTGCAAACTGTTCTTTAATACGTTCAAAACTTTAAACAATTTGTTAACTTTCTCTTCTTTAGTAAAAACAAAATCCTCATTCATAATTCTATTATTTTATCAAGTTCGTAATTATCAAAATTCTTATAATCTGCCAGCATATCGGCTACATGGTTCCCGTATATTATAGGGTTGTTTACATCTTTTTCGTGTCCCCGTACTTTCATGAAACGCACGACCATCCGTCTACGCTCGCCCAGCTCTTGTTTTATCTTTTCTATAATATCCTTGTTTACCGTCGGTCTTAATTCCGGGTCTGTCATACAGCTAACCGCATACTGGCTGTCGCTCCATATCGTAACCTTTAGAGGCACGTCCTTTTTCATGCTCTGCACGGCATGCAATATCGCCCTTAGCTCGCATCTGCTTATAGTAGTATCACTGTAGCCTTTGGATATGTAATATTCCTTTCCTTCTTCCTGGATATACACACCGCAACCGCCAAGACGTGACTTCCATTCACAACTGCCGTCGGTAAATATTGTTATTTCTTTTCTTTCCATTCTTTCAACTTCTTTATCAGTGCAATGTCCATCGAATCGTCACGGCTTACCTGTACGTCAATACCCTTGTTGACTGCATCCGTTACCTTTATTTTTCCGTCCAATAATTCGCGTATCTGCGTGTCTATTGTGTCACTGGACAGCAAAAAATAGACGTTCATAGTCTGCGTTTGCCCCATGCGGTCTATACGTCCTGTCGCCTGCTCCAGTTCTGCCGGACGTTGCGGCAATTCGAGAAACGACATATTGTAACAATATTTCTGCAATCCGTCTATACCCGTGGATAATGATGCAATGTTGGCAAAAAGGAATGTCTTTTCTTTCTTCCATGTTTCAACCTTTCGCATCTTCTCTTCCGTGCTGTATTTCCCGGTCACTACCTCACTGTTCTTGAACTCCTTTCCAAGCCTTTCCAGTATGTCGGTCGTGATACCAAATACTATCATTTTCTCGTCCTCGTTCGCTTCGCTCCATTCCTTCAAAAACTGGACAATGAACTTTATTTTCCCATTTATAGACAGCTTTTTCAATCCGGACAACCTTACAAGCTGCTCCGCACGTATGGCACGTTCTGCCGCCTCTATGTCAATATTAGCCAGCCATTCGATAAAATCCTTTTCTGCTTTCCTATATTCCTTTTTATTGGTTATCGGTACATTCACTGTCTGTTTGATTATAGGCGGCAATTCGTTCACCACGTCTCGCAATTCCTTCCGGAAATAACAATAATGTCTTATTATTTTATTTAGCTCCATCGTACACGAAGCCCCAGTACATACAAGTCCGAACCGCGTTTTCTTTGCAGCGCAATATCTGTAGAGATAATATAACGAATCCGGGAATATCTCTTTAAATCTTCCAAGAATTCGTAATATATTGATAAGCTCCTGGGGTCTGTTCATAATTGCCGTACCACTTAATCCTATGGTTTTTTCTGCATTCTCCACGATTTTTTGCACGCATTTAGAACGTATAGATTTCGGGTTTTTGCATAGATGTATTTCGTCGATTACCGCCAATCCCCATTTCTTGGTAAGCGAACGACTGTAACGAAGTTTTACTTCTTTCTTACCTTCTTCCTTTGCACTACGTTTGAAAAGATAGTCATAATTTATTACCGTAACATCCGCTTTCCAGTCCGTGTTGGTCTCGTCCTTTGAATCAATCACATGTACCGTTCTGTTAGGGTTGCACAGCTTCCATTCGTTGACCCAGCTTTGTTTTACCGTTGCCGGACAAACCACAATGCAGGGGAATAGGTTAAGCAATTCTGCCAGTGCTATAGACTGCCTCGTTTTCCCTACACCTGGTCCGCAACCATTAAGGCAATTCCCATGATTAACCATATAGGACACGCCCTCTATCTGATAATCTCTTAGATGTAGCGGTAATCCCAGGTAATCAAACATTTCTTTCAACTCCTTTTCGTTTACAAGGGGCTTGATTTCCTTTAGAGGTATTTCTATCTGTCTTTCCGGCTTTTCGTTCTTGAAGCCGTTTCCATCCAAGAAATATTTTAACAATAGAGATTTTTCTAAAGAAGGTTCAAAATACCACTCTTTCAAAGCCGGGTTATATTTGGCTCCGAAATCACGTTTCATTTTATTTACAAAATTGGCGTTATAATTAAAGCCAATATAAACGTAGTCCTTATCTCTATACCAATATCTCATTACTAAAAAATTTACAAAAATAAGAGGCTTATTTTCTCAAACCAGCCTCTCCCACTATGTCAAACAAACAAAAGAAACTCAATCAAACATTGAATTTTTCCTTAAATTCCTCAAACGTGAAAACGGGTATTCCGTATTGCTCCGCTTTCTTTTCCTTGATGGTTCCCAATCCTTTTTCCTTCACTACCAAGCATGTTGTTTTCTTGCTTACAGAAGAACCTATCTTATGCCCCATATCCGTCAATTTCTTTTCCGTGTCCGGTGAACGGAATCCGGTAAATACAACCGTCATTTGTCCTTCAAAGGTCTTTTCTTCCAGTCCGTAATAAGTTATAGGAATGTGTGCAGAATCATCGTCATTTACCCACCAATCTTCAATACCTAAAACAAATGCTAAAGCTGTATTAAATCCGACACCTTCAACTTTGTCTTCAATGTCAGCCGCCCAACTTTCATCACATTCTTTTGCAAAATCGGCTACATCTTTACAAGTATATAACTTTAATCCGTCAAGAATTTTTTGGCATGTCTTTTCGGCTATTACACCCCCAAATTTATTATAGGCTGTCAATAATTTTGCAAAGTTCGTACCTTTCTTTTTTAAGTTTTCAAACTGTCTTGACAGTACCTTTGCACCTACATTTCCTATGCCTTCAATCTTCTTAAGGTCTTCCTCTGATAATAGAAGAATGCTATCCGGTGTCTTGTAGCCAGCGTTAAACAGTTTCTTTATTGTCGGTTCTCCGAACTCTTCAAAACCTAAAGTGTTGAAAAAATATACACATTTGGCAAGCATTACACCGTCACAATTTTTGTTGAAACAAATCAAGTCCACATTGTTTCTGTCCATCTCCAAAGGTTTCCCACAAACGGGACACTTGTCGGGCAAACAACTTTTTAAAGTAGGCCAAGACACGGTAAATATATGTTTCGGTATCACATCACCGGAACGGCAAATAATGACACGTGAACCTGGCATAATAAAATTATCCTTTACATAACGGGCATTATATGCTGTACATTTGGAAACCGTAGCTCCGCACAATTCAACGGGTGTAATGTCAATTACCGGGGATAATCTGCCGTCTTTGGAAATCTGCCATCTTACATTTTCTACCTCTGTTTCCTCTCTTTCCGACCAATCCGGGTTCTTGTAGGCAATTGCATAACGTGGGTTGCCGTTCGGCAATCTTCCAAGCTCTTTTCTTATTTTCGCACTATCCACGTCGATAACAAGACCATCGCATTTGTAATCATTTGTTATACCCTTGAAAATATTGTCCATATATTCATTGAACATCTTTTCGCTATGAATAACTGATTCTACGAATGTTTCGACATAACGAACTTTTACGGACGAATTGTCATTCATAAAGGCAATCATACTTGCCTTGTTCCAATCCTCATTGGAATATCCGTACCTTATATACTGCACATCCCTCATATTTGGAGATACAGTAGGAGAATTGACAAGACCAGCTACCGCATTTCTCGCGGACTTGTAATTTGTCCGCTTCTTCAATGTCAAGAAAGTGGAATTACGGAAAATAGCTTCTCCGAAAGTATAATATCCTTCTGTTCTTTTCGCATCCTTAAATCCGTGGTTAATCATCTGTTCAAAATGAGGGGTACAATTCTGTCCTACCTCACCATTTCCTCGTGTCCATGCCTTCTTGTTGTACTCGTCCACACATAAGGAAATACCGTCAAATTTAGGAGTGATAATCAATCTGTCTTCATTTTTCAGTCCACATGACTTTACCCACCTTACAATCTCGTCATAAGTTTTTACCTTTTCAAGACTGTACATCGGGATAGGTAACTTTTCTTTTCTTCCAGAAACCTCGTCATTGACCCCTTTCTTGAACCAATCTGCATTGGGGTTGACCTCATACAGTTGTTCTACCAGCGCGTCAAATTCCGCATCCGTTATTTCCGATTCGCCTCTACGATAGGCATTGTTATATTCTTTTATCTTTCCCTCCAATACTTTAGGGTCTAAATTCGACTTAACCATACTCTTAATAATTTTGAAAGTTCTGCACGCAATTTTTCTATATTGTCACATTCATTCCTCTTAACATCTTCTTTAGAAGTTTCCGTGAGAATAGCATACGCTTCTGGAAAATTATCTTTCAATTGTTTTGTTGTATTGATATTTTCAAGCGCGCATTTTGTCCGGTTTTTGATATTAGATGCTTTCCTGTCTAACTCAATCATTTTATTGACAAAAATTTTTGCTTCTATCGAATTTTTCAATTCTTCAAATTCTGTATCAGTTATAAACGAATATGCAAAATAATTAACTTCAACATGGCTCACTATATTGTATATTCGTTCGCGTGTAAGACTTGACAGATAAATACAATCTCTGACTTTTACTGCATTAGGGTATTTATCCATAAATTCAATAACATCTTTTGGTAGATTTTTCTTGAAAAATTCGTCAGCAAATTTACCAAAATCTTCAAATTCTTTTTTTGACTGCTCTATGAGAGGCTTGATTATGCTTTTTGCAATCCTATCTTTTTCGTTAATTGTTAATCTTTCGCTTGCCATAACTAAAACTCGTTTTTCTTGTTAGCAATAAAGTAAATGTAATCGTCACTTCCAAACTTAAAATCTTTTCTCGGTCTTCCCTGCAACCGGGTATCTATTCCGATAGGGTTCAATTCAGACAACTGGAAAGTAAGGTGTTTAACATCTTCCGTTATATCCACCGCTCCGCGCACTTCATTAAACGGGTTATCCCTTGTCTTTGTGGCAAAATTTTCCACCATAAAAACTTTATAGGTTCCCAAAAAGTTTACCGTTATGAACTTGTAGCCCGTGAGAGCTACAAGTGTCCATATATTTTCTATTAATTCGTTCATTATCCAAATTTTTTAAAGTCATTCACATAAACCAAATAGTCTTTCTCGTAAAACTTCCATCCGTCATACAACCTATCGAGATAATTTTTAATCATCCTCATGCAAGCGGCTTTCATATAGTTCTTTTTCTTATTTCTTTCGAGAAAGGCGTTCAATTCTTCGTAATTGTAACCGCCTTCTTCATTAAACAACTTTGAATCATCGTTGCTAAAATTTCTGATTTCGTTTATCTTCTCGTAAATGCTATTCTTAAGTTCTTCAAGTGATTTCATAACCTTATCTTTTTTGTTGTTTGACTTATCATCTCTTAATCTCACAATGCAAAGATAAGATTATGTTATGAGATACGCAAGTGCTTATGTCATTTTAACATATAATTAACATATCACCCACCGAAAAAGTCCTTAGTCATTTTATCCCTTTTAGCCTTTATAATCTCGCTAATACCGTCTTTTTCAAGACCTTTCTTGTATCTATCTTTGAGAATAGAGGCTTTGTTTTCGTTGGACTGGGAGCCGAAAGAAGCGAACGCCACGTTTATATCACCTTCGCTTTCCGGCAATTCCTCACGATACCCCATCTGTTTTCCGCATACCTTGCAGTAAGGTATATTAATAGGTACGGTTCCCTTATCAGTATATTTGAACATCGGGCGTGTCTCTATAATTTCCTTCCCGAATTCCGTACATTCCTTGTTTTCACATTTCCAGTATATCATCTTTCTTTGTTTTTAACTGGCAATCCTTCCAATACCAAGGTTACACAATCTTCAAAGCTCATAACTTTTGCACCGTCTTCTTTCCATCTGTTGATATCTTCCTCCTCTTCTTCCGGTGTCGGTCTGAATATCTTCCGGCACAATTCCCTTTGATACTCTTCGTTCTTTTCCTTATCATCACCATACATTCGGCATTCTCCCAATGTATTATAATAATCTTCTTCTGTCATTCCTGCCTTAAAACAAGCAACCTTTATTGCTACATTAGGCGTTATAAAACTTTTTCTTATATATTCTTCCATACCATTGTTATTTAAAATGTCTACGTCCATATTCAGCCATCAACAAAGAATCAGCAAAGTTATCGTCGTCCTTTAGGCTCCTGCTGGAGCGTTTTAAACTCACGTCCGGGAAAATACGGTGTGCAGCCACGATACTCATTTTCTTCACGTCCTTTACCGTTTTGGTTCCGTCATTTTTTGTTACCATCTTTATACCCTTATGCATGTCCGACTGCCATTTTTTAGGCGGTATCTTTGTGTAGGGTAATCCAGCAATCGCACAGAAAAATTCCGGCACGCACGAATTATAACCGAACGTAAACGTTCCTTTTGCCGAAGAACCGTATAATGCGTGTACATCCTCTATTACAACATGCCGGACTTCATACCCTTCGACAAAAGCAAGAAGTCTGTTTGCTGTTTCTATCATGTCCACCACCTTAATATCCCTAAAGATGGGTTCAGCCTTGACAAAGGTTCCATCTTCTGCAATCATTGATACGAACCCCTTTGTTCCGGGGTCAAATCCCATAAATACTTTCATGTTACACCTCCAGTCTTGATATTCCATTTTCTTTAATTACTTTCAATTGTTTTATCTCGTCATTAAGCTTTGGTACATGCGTAACAATCAATATTGATTGTTTCAAAAACTCCGTAGAAGCTATTATATTCTCTATACCCAGGGAATCGCTGCTTTCCAGCACTTCATCCAACAGTAAAAAATCCATACCTCCGTACTGTTTTGTCGCGTTAATCATACTTTGTATAGCAATGATAAGAGCCACTTCCACACGTGCCTGTTCACCGCCCGAATAAAAGAAAAAGCTTTCCATTTCATCACGGAAAACATAGGGTGTTATCTCCTCTTTCAATGTTCCGTTCGCGTTCCGTTTGAAACCTTCAATCATCAGACGCAAATCGCTTTTCATTTTCTTTAGTACATCATTGGCCGCGCTTTGGATATTCTTTATCTGCTCCATTGCCAGATACATCTTAAAGTCTTTAAAACGGCTATCCCATTGCTGTACTTTGAAAATCTCGTTTTTCTTGTCAAGAATTTTTTTGTTGCCTTCCTCTATGTCCTTGGAAAGTTTTTCTACCGCCTTTTCCTGGTCTTTGATAGAGGGTCTTTCCGCTTTCTGCTTTTTCAATTCCTCTATATACCCAGTCTTGGAATCAATGAGAGAACGGTTTGTCTCAACTTCTGAACGCATCTTTACAATGGAGTTTTCATATCCCTTTTTCTCGCGTTCAAGCTCCCTTATACGGTCTTCCACCTCCATCATCTTATCAACCACCTTTCCACGACGGACACGCAGTTTACGTTCTTCCTCTTCCGTTTCTTTTCTTACATCCTGGTATTGGGAGATAAGGTCTTCCAGTTCGTTTATAGAGGTCTCATATTCGTTTTTCTTTACCGTATTCTTGTCAATGGCTGTTTTATAAGCCTCTTTGTCAGCCTCCAGTTCTTCAAAATCCTTGTCAGCATCCATAAAAAACTTATGATTGCAGTTAGGGCACACAATGACGCCAGAAAGCAATACTTCAACCTTCTGTAATTTCTTCTCATAATCAGCTAATTTCAATGCGTAATCTTTACGCCTTTCCTCCTTGTTCGATTTGTCTTTCTTCAATCCGGCTATTTCCGTGTCTATCTCCTTATAGGTGTCCTTGTAAGCGTCCATATCGAAGCTTTCAAGCTCCTTGTTCACTTCTTCTTTCAGCTTTACAAGCCCTTCGATATCCTTGTCTACGCCTTCGATATCCTTTTCCGCTTTGGGAATACGCGTCCTTACAAGGTCTTCAATAAGAATTTGTAAAGAATATATTTCTGACTGAATCTCACCTATAATACCCTTTTTCTTTTCTTCTGGGTCTTCGTTCAACACTTGCTGTATCTGTTCTTCATAGGCTTGTTTCTTGCCTTCCGCAACGCTTTTCAGACATTCTTCTTTGTGCAGCTCTTGTTCCAATACTCCGACCTTTTCGGAAATCACACCTTTTGTCTTGTCAATATTGGAGAAATTGACAAAGCGACTTATCAAGGCAAGTTTCTCCGTATTGGACGAACGAAAAAAAGACGAATAATTACCCTTGGTTACGATATAATAGGACTTGGCATCTTCCGGTGTAATCTCAATCCAGTTAATCACGTATTTATTCGCATCCAGTACAGTGGCTACCGTTACGGGTGTCTCCACATCATCTTTCTTTAGGGTCAGCGATACTTTGGAAGAACTTTTCAATGGAATTGTACGCTCAATTATCAGCGTTTCTTTCCGTTTTTGACAAAATATTTCAACTTTAGTATAGGCTTCTTTCGTACCTTTACGTATCAGTTTCTTGTCTTCCTTTCCTCTTAGATTAACGCCATATATCGCGTAGAACAAGCCTTGTGCGATAGTGCTCTTCCCCACTCCGTTCGTTAGCTGGTCTTCCTCTGTCCGGTTCTCCCCAGTCACACCCAAAGTTTCTTTTGTAAAGGTGTAATCAAGTTCTTCAAATGACAAAAAATTTCTTAATATCAATCTTTCGGGGTACATAACGTATCTATCAATTTATTTTTAATTTCATTAAACAAATCCTTATCCAATAACGCTTTTTTAGCGTTATCCATTCCCTGTCCTAAACGTGTCTCGCCATAGTAAAACCAGGCGCCCTTTTTAGAGCAAATCCCCTCTCTTATAGACATATCTATAAGCTCCTGTATCGTGTCAAATCCTACACCATACTCTAACATTACTTGGCATACACGGAAAGGGGGTGCAATCTTATTCTTTACAACCTTTATTTGTGTCTTGTTGGCGGTTGCCACTCCATCGGTCTTTTCCGTGCCTATACGGGCAAATTCCGCTCTTTGGGTAGCGTAGAATTTAAGCGCTTCGCCTCCTGGTGTGGTTGTTGTAGGGCCGAATCCCATACCCCCGATTTTCTGCCTCGTCTGATTGATACATAGGAGGATGTTTCCGTTTTTCTTACATACGTTTTTTAAGATGCTTAACTGCTGTGACATAAGGCGCGCTACAAGCGCTATCTTTGCATCTCCTGCCTCACCCTGCAAAACAGCTTCCGGCACCAATCCGGCAACCGAATCAAGCACCACCAATCCGATATCCGGCACCTCCAGCATCTCACGCACGATTTCAAGTGCCTGTTCCGCACTGTCCGGCTGAGACATTATCCACTTGTCGCGGCTTAAATCAACTCCAAGCGCTTTTGCATATTCCAGGTCAAGCGCTTGCTCTGTATCTACATATCCGACCGCTTTTCCAAGCGTTTTTTGTACGGATGCACTTAGATGTAATGCCGCAGAGCTTTTGCCGCTCGAAAATCCTCCGTATATTTCGTGTATTCTTCCAAGCGCAAAACCGCCTCCCAATATTTCATCTAATGCCATGCTGCCGGAAGACACAGTGTCTACCTTTATATCGTTGCCTACTACCGCTTCCTTTCCGAAACGTTTCTCTATTCTTCCAAATAATTCTTCCAATCCCATTATAACACCTCCTTTAAAATTTCCATTCCTTCATTATAGGAGTAATCGTTCTGTTCGCAAAATTCCTTGAATTTTTCTGCAATATCGGAACCGGACAAAGCTTTGATTTCTTCTGCTGTCTCCACCTCTTCCGTTTCCAGTTCTACGGACTTAACTTTGACATCCACACCAAGCTTTCTATACTCTTCCTTGTCAATGGAGGAAATTGCATCTTTCGTACCTACGAATTCCACGCGCACAAAATCTTCCTTGTTTTTCTTCTGAAAATCCTTTACAATCTTGTCGGCTTGCTTGAATGTCGTATTTTCCAGGTTTACAGTAACCTTTCTGTATCGTTTCCCTTTTGACGGAATAAACGCATAGGTCAAATCATCATCCAATAACCAGAACCCCTTTTTATCATCTTCCCCGAAATTGTTCTGGGTGATGCTTCCCAAGTGCACGATATTCTTTCCTATTTCCTGGAAATCGTGGTAATGTCCGGAAAATACCATACCGAAGTTTTTAAACAAAGAAGGTTTTATATCGCTTTCTACCTCGCTACCGTCATTATTCCTGCTTCCCTGGAAAGCGATATGAGTAAACAGTACATGCGTCTTATGATTCTTTTCCTTCAGCACATCGTTATCCATCTCCTTTAGCCATATCGCATTGTCAAAAAACGGCATAAAATAGCATATTATACCGCCTATCTCGAAAGCGTCCAGTTCAGTTATCAACTTGAACCCTTTATGATACTTGAACGCGTCAAGAAACGACTCGTCCGAACTATAGTCGCTCTTATCGTGATTTCCTGGAATGCAATATATTTTGTGTTCCATCCTCGCATACATGTCAAGAATAGAGGAAAAGGCGTTCAAAACATCTTGTCTCTGTGATATACGGGAATCGAATATGTCACCTAACCACACATGATTGGTTATACCATTGTCTTCTGCTACATTCAATTCCTGCCTTTGCAATTCCGTTATTTCTCCGATATTGGACGGCTTCAAATGCCAATCCGTGCTTATTATTATCTTTCCTGTCATAACGCAGTCACCTTTAATGTATTGTCAAGATTTTTCAAAACATTATCTTTCTCTACTTCCTTGTCAAAATAGAAGCTCTCCCAGACATTGGAAATCTTTAAAGCTATTCTGAACTTCTTGGTTGACTGTGAATACCCCTCGTCATTATATCTACTGATAGAAGTAATCTTTATCCTTTTGTTATTTATCTGTACAAACATAGTTACCAAATTATATATGTTCCACTTAACCCCACAAACACATCAAAATCCTTGTTGAATACTCCATATCCGGCACCTACCGACACCCCGAACCCGAATCTTTTCTTTTTATCCGGTTTTGTCCACATTGTAACGTCACCTATCTTTCCGGGCAGTTGGGAAGTTATCTCCATACGGTTACTGTTCCCTATACGCTGGTTTGTCAATAAAAATTTGTTGGTTATATTGAAATTAATCTTATACTTTGCCAAGTGCGTAGCCCACACCTGTAAATCATATCCTACCGTATCGGTTTCTTCTTTGAATGTATAGAGGCTGTCCGTTTTCCTCAATTCGGAAACCTCTCTTTCCAGTCCTTCGTACTTGTATTTCCATTCAAATTCCACTGCCTCTACAAGTGCTTCCTTTTCCTTCAATCGATTGTATAATTCTTTGTTTTCTTTTTTCAATTTAGAAAAACTTTCGGAATTGTAAACCTTTGTATATCTGTTTAAAGAATCGGTATAAAATTCCACTTCATATAACAACCTTTCATTCTCCCTTGCTTTCTTGATAGATAAGAATAACAATATGAGCATTATTATCATACCCGAAATAAGGATTATTCTGTAAAGATTTTTCATAATAATAGGAATAATGGAAGGGTAAAAATTACCCTTCCTTGTGTGATTTATTTTGAAGTTCTCGCTTTCAAGTTTCTTAAGCGCGACGCAATGGAATTAGGAACGCTTGCTGATGCTTCCCTTTCTTCAACTGCCGTATCTTCCGGTTCTGGGTCTGCCGCTCCTTGTTCTTCATCTTCCGGCTCTTCGTAATCCTCAAAAGGCAGTTCGCCACCTTCCTGTGCAATGTCGTACCATTTACGGAGTTCGGCTACGGTCAACTCTTCCGGTAATTTCTTGTCTTCGTAGTTATCGGCAATGTAGGCACGGAGTTCTTTTTTGAGGTTCGTCAATGTAGGATAACCGCCTGCTTTCTTTTCCATCTTTGTTGGTTCTTCTTTCGGTTCCTCCGTTTTCACCTTCTTTGTCTCAGGGGCTTTCTTAGGAGCTTTCTTTTCCTTGATTTCATCCTCTTCCGGAACCAATTTGTCAAGTTCTTCGAGTTTGTTCAAGAATACGTCGTCTTGGAAAATACCGTATGATTGTTCTTCATCGATTCTTTCCAATCCTTCCAACTGCATATCCCAGTCTTTACGTGAAAAGACATCTACATACATATCATCCAGGGTAGGCAATTCTTCCATGATACCGAACACTTCGTCTGATACACGGTTTTTAGCAAAGAAATCGTCCCAAGTCTGGCGCTTATTAGCATCCGGCATACCACAAGTAATGTCAAAATTTTTCTTTTTGTTTTCGTCCGTGGTGACATTGACAATCAACGGATAACCTTCGTCCGGGTCAGAAAAGATGTCAAGATTAATAATACCATCGTCAGAACCGCCTGCGCGCTCCATAGAAATGTTCTTCATTTTCTTCCACCAATCCGGGCGCAAATCAAGACGGTACACGTCATTTTCGGCCCATACATAAGCCACATAGTTAAGCATGGCTTTCATGCCCCATATCCATTGTTTTTGCTTGTTGCGATAACCGCTAATAGGATAGAGGAATTTTGCGCGCTCTTCCTTGTCCTGGATATCATTTGCCAGGTTATACACGTGGCTGATATAGGTCAGCACTGCATCTTCTCCATTCATCCGGTTGCTGTGGATATCAGAAGTAAAGACGTCTTTTTGTCTAATTTCCTTCTTTCCGGTGTCTTTCCCGTCCTTGTCATATACCGCACACTCAATAGGCAGTTTAACCGTCTTTCTCGGCATATAGGGTTTCCCTGTCAACGACGGCAATACGCGCAATACATATCTTCCGTCTTCGCTCAGATTAAAAAATGAGGCTCTGCCGCCTTGTCCAAAACCACCGCCCATTGTTGCGGCTGCTTTTCCTACTGTTTCATCAATTGATTCTACACTCGCTTTCTTGTACTTACTTCTGTCAAAAGCCATAACACAAAATTTTTAAAAATTAATAATCGGTTTTCACTATCTTAAAAGTATTTATTTTTCCTTCAATAAGCTCTTTTTCAAAGTCTTGCGGTACAATCTTTGGCAACAAATTGTTAAGTTTCTTGTCCTTGCTTTGTACTGCCCAAAATAGGGTGTCTAACTTGTCTCGCTTCGATTCTATCTCAATAAGATTCATCAGATTTTTCTGATACTGTTCATTGAGTAATATAGCGTCCTCCAATCCTTTTTCAGTCAGCTTAAAAGATTCTCCATCAATCGTTATTCTTCCTCCATTCGTAGCCGCTTCTCGCCTTAATTTCTTCCTCAAATTAGCTGCAAACACATCGCAAAACAACTTCTCTTCCTTAGCTTTCTTCTCGTATTCAACTTTCATCAAACCGACCTTGTTAAGCAATCCAGATACTGTTACCGCCTCTCCATAGAGGTTTGAGTAATTGATTGTCGTAACATCGTCAAGTTCTATTTCTTCGTCCTTGTCCGGTGATACCAAAACAACGGTCTTGGTACCGATTTCTACCATAATTTTCATATCAAAATATCTTTACGTCAATACTGTAAACAATGAATTAACATTCGCCTGCAAAATATATTCTCCTCTGAACTTATCCCACACAATCACACCGTTAACCAACAAAATGTTCTTTTTACTACCCCTTAAAAACTCTCCGTATTCTTCAAACAACTCTGGGAAAATAGTTACATTTATAAACTCATAATTACTTTCCAATACTATAGTGGCAAATATGCCCTTCTTGCTTTTCCTCTCTATTATCTCAATCACATAACCGCCTATCACGGCACGACGGGTTTTCTTTGAATTAATGTCCCAAAATTTTATCTGCGACACATCCTGGAATTCCGTTTCGTCGTCTAATTTAGGCATATGATATTCATTTACCAAATCGTAATAATCAAAAAATGCAAAACCGGACGTTCTTTTTTGCTGCAACAGCCACCACCAATTATTGCGTTCTTTGCGGACTTTCATAATATTGGTAAGTAAATCCTTATCCTCCAATATCTTAACCCTTTTGTTCTCGCGGTACATCTCAATAAGCGCCAAACGGTCTTTAGGTTCCTGGATATTCTCCAGTTCGTCGAACGCTCCTGCAAATATCAAATTCTCAATGACAGATTTATTTACCGGACTGCCTTTAATTACACATCTGTCTATAAATTCCTCCAAAGAGAAAAAAGGCCCGTTCTTCTTTTTCTCCTCCGATATATGTTCCTGTGCTCTTTCCCCACATTGTTTTACTGCGTTGAATGCCCAATACATACTGTTTGTATGATAATCGGACACAATGTTTATATCTGACTTGTTGATATCTACTGGATGTATCTTTATCTCACCGGACTGCTGTATTTCGTTTACATAATAAGGTATCTTTTCATCTTTCGCAAACGAGAATGTAGCACTCCAATACTCAATAGGATAATGTACCTTAAGCCATAGGCATATATAAGCGGTCATACCATAGCATACAGAGTGACTGTTACATGTCACAATACCTTCCCCGGTGACAAAGTTATGTTCCGGGTGGTCTATCTCAATGTCATAAACATTTTCAACAACATCTTTTTCAATAGAAGCAATTTTTACTAATTCGCTCTCCAGTCCTTTTTCTCCCATCTTAATTCTTCCATGCTTTCTATAATGCTCTTTTTTATGGCATGAAGGACAAACAAAAAGCCAGTTATTTTCTTCGTTATGGGCATGGTCTCCATCTATATGATGCAATTCTAATCTTTTACTTTCCTTATTACATATTTGACAACAAGAAAACTTATTTCTGTTATTTTTAATGTAATTTTTAAGTAAAGTATAAGAAGTTTCCTTCTTTTGAAAACCTTGTTTTCCTTTTTCTGAATTTAATTCGTATTTATACTTATACTTTCCTGCATTATTTTTATCTACCTTATCTGTATAGGCAAAATCCCATTTTTCTTGTTTATACCCTTTATTAACATACAAATAATCATTATTTGTCAAATCCTTTGTTAACACAATACCTCTCTGTGTTGGGAATTTATGATTATCTGTAACAGAAATAAATTTTCCGTTTTCTAAAACTATTTTATAGGTCTGTTTTACACCTGCAAATCTTATATCTTTTATTTTTGCTAATCTTATTTTCCCATCTTTACACAAAGTCCAACAAGCGCCATACCCTTTATTCTTATATTTAGAATGAAGTTCTTTATGTCCTGTTGAAATAGCATAGCCCTTATCATTCTTAATCAAGAACATTTCTTCAATAGTAGGAATGAAGCCGTTTTTCCCTTTTGTTCTATGGAATTTTTCTCTTCCACTTATACACTTATTGAACGAATATTTTGCAAACTCTTCCATTTGGTTCCAAAGATTTTCCGCGTATTCCTTTGTGACACCCTTAGAAGCAAAATTTTTTGCATAATTAGTAATAAACTTGTCTTTATAAAGTTTTATCTTCTTTAAATCCTTCTTCCCCAAACATTTACGCAAAAGGTCTGTTGTTTCAGAATCAAATCCGGCAAGTTTTTGGGCTAATAACATTATACTTTCTTGATAGACAAGTAGTCCAAAATCTTTCTTCACCACTTCTTCACCGCCTATAGGCATTTCTTCTGTCCAGTCCTTTTCTCCGTTCTTCCGCAAAATATATTCGTTGTGAAAATTGTTTTCCATAGGTCCAGGTCTGTAGAGAGCCACACATGCAGACAGTTCGTTTATGTTTTCCGGTTTCATTTTTACGCAATATCCGGATAATCCTGCTGAACCAAGCTGAAAAACATCTCCCAGCCATCCTTTACCTGCATACTCGAATACCTGCTTATCGTCCAAAGGCAAGCTGTATATGTCAATATCTATTCCGTGGTTCTCCTTTATCAAGCGTAACATTTCCTCGAACTTATCCAACTGTATGATACCCAAAACATCTTCCTTTAGGAAGCCTGCCTCTTCCACTTCCGAACCTTCCCAGTCCGTAACTACAAGTCCTTTTTGTGTATGTACGGGCATCCATTCGTAGGATGTTTTTCCATCTGGCAACACTACGGTTCCACACGCATGCACCGACTGGCTTTTAGGTGAACCAAGAACTACCAACATGTCGTTGAACGTTTCTGTATGTTCCTTCACGAACTTCTTTAGGTCTTCCTTTCCGCATACAGTCTTAAAAAACTCCTCTATCGTCTTTTCCTTGTCATCTCCGATACAAGCGGTAAACCATCTGTATAACTGTACTGGTATGCCGTCTGCACGCGCCATGTCCGATATTGCCTCTTTTAGCTGGAGAGTAGTATAGGTGCCAAGCGAACAAACCTGCTCCTTACCAAATCGCTCTTCCATGTAGGCTTTTATTTCGTCCCGTCTTCTGCCGGGAAAATCTGTGTCAACTCGTTTCCCCCGAAGGGGTCAGATGTCGGGCATTGACCCTAATACGGTCTTTGCCCGACGTTTTATTTCAATATTTTTTACTATCATACAACTATTCGTTTATCAGTTCGTCACCTTCTTTTAGCTCTTTCGCTCTGATTATCATTTCCTCGTCATTTCTGATAATCTTTATAAAAGCATTTCCGGATATTTCTTTTTCTCCGTTTATCATTACCACTTCTTCCTCTTCATGCCGAATTAAACGACCCTTTGTCAAAAATCGACTGAATAGGAGTTCGTATTCCAACGGGTTTACATTAACAATACCAAGAAGATAGGACACCAAAGAGCCAGCGGAGGAGCCTCTCCCCAGTCCGACCAAAATGTTATTATCCCTTCCCCATCTGATAATATCCCTCAGCATCAGAAAGTAGTCCACTACATCGCCTTCTTCTATGATGGATATTTCCGTGTTCAGTCTTTCCGTCAGTTCTTCTTCACTGTATCTATCCAGTATTTCCGGGTGTTCTGCCAGTCCGTCAAATACAAGCGATTCAAACATTTCTGTATTGGACGAATATTTCTTTTTCTCCTCTTCTGTCATTACATATTGGGGTGCATGCCGTACTTGTGTCTCCAGCAAATAATTACAATTTACCGATATGTAATTAAGATTTACCAAAGCTTCTTCAAACAGTCCGAAAAACTTGTCTTCGTCCAATATCAGTTTTGACAGTTCTTCGTAATACTCTTGATAGTTCTTCATGTACTGGTTGTCACTCTCATAATTCACTACCTTTGCCAGTCTGTTAAGCTTTTCCCTTATAGGGGCATACCGTCTTTCCAAGTACCAAGCGTCACATACCGCCACGGGCTTATACACACCCACGAACTTTTTCAGATTGTCAAGATATTTTTTATCCCGGTCATTCTTCTTGTATTCCACGGTATCAAGCTGGTAATAGGTATCATTCCATTTTCTTGACAATATAGGGAGGTTTTCAAACGTACATGTTTTCGGGTCTAATAGCAGAAAGCATCCGTCTTTCATTTCCTGCAATTCCTTTTCGGTGATAAAACCTTTTTCGTCAACATTCAGAATTTTGTTTATTTTCAGCAGGTTGTTCCATCCTTCCTTATTCTTGACTATCAGCTTTACTGTATATCGCACGTCCTTCTGCTCATTATATACGGTAACTTCCATACCGAATATAGGTCTTATGTCACTTTTTAGACACGCATTTTGAAACTTGAACGCTGATGCAAGCGTATTCTTTTCGCATATGCCAAGCGCCCTTATCCCCATGAATTTCGCCTTTTCCACCCAGTCGGAATAAAAGTGCATCCCGTTCATAAGCTCGAAATTACCGTGTACCCCTATATAGGTGTCAAACCTCAAACTTTCGTCAAACAAATTCGCTTTTCCGATATACTGCAATCGGTTAAGTTTTATCTTGTTTTCATCTCCCTTTTTCAGATAATACCATACATCACCGAACCGGAAAACATAGTTATCACATTCTGTTCTGTCTCCTACCCACTGGAACGAATCGTCGAAGAAAATCCCGTTCTCTTCCTTGTCCCACTTAAAAGGCTCGAACAACTCGAATGTTTGTCCGTTAATTTCTACAATATAATTATCTAAAGCATTGAAAGACAAAAAGTTATCCTCCAAATATTTGATTAAATCTTTATACAGTTCATCCATATTTTTAGGGTGTAAAGGGGAGTGAAGTGTGTTTTACTTACACTCCCCATGAAATCAAAATCTAAATAAAAACGGCAATTATGATTTATTAAAATGGTTCCTGCAACAAACGGAAACAACGTTGTAATGCGTTCCTATTTCTTTTGCAATCCGGCTGAATGACCGACCGTCATTCTTTGCAAGTTCTTCCCACACCTTATACGATATACTTCCTTTCTTGTACGGGTTTTTTCCTTTAGGTGAAAGGTTAAACTTTTTCTTGACATACCCCTTTTGGGTATTTATCGAAACTTCCTTTGCATATTCTTCAATCGTCTTTCCTTTTGCTTCCAGTCTTTCGACAACCTGCTGCAAAAGGTCTTCTTTCTTAAATCCGGAAACGTTCTGCATTCCAAGCTTCCGTCCCACATTTCTCAAAGTCAACAAAGAAACTTCCATTGTCTTACTTCTCCTTTCCAAATACGGCATCCTTAATCTGCTGCACACGTTCTTCCGTTGAACCGGAAACAGAAATATATGGTATTCCGTAATTATCGACAATCTGCTTTATTTTACGGTCGATTTCCTTCTGGTATTCCTCATCTTCCGAACGCGCACCGTCACCCTGCAATCTGAATGTAATAGGAAGATAGACAAGCAAAGGAAATTCGTATTTCCGTTTTACAATCTGGCGCTTTTCTTTGAAGTCCTCTTCTGCCAGGTTGTTATAATCCTTGTCTTTCGGATTACAGTTGTCAAAAAGCCATGAAGTGTACGCGTTCACATCAATAATACATCTGTCACTAATGGAAGGTTGTTTCATAGCATCTTCCATTATTTGGGTGTATTTGTCGAATATTTTCTTTTGTGATTCAGAAGTACCCTCCTTATTGATAGCTATTCCCTCTTCTTCAACCATCGTTCTGACAACATTCGTGTAAAACTTCCAGTTGTCAAATTCCGGTTCGTTCTGCAAGGCTTTCAATAGGGTTGTTTTCCCCGTGCCCTGCGCCCCGGTCATTAATATTTTGTCGTAATTTCTCATCTGTTGTCTCCTGCTCCATGAATTTTGTCACGCTGTTTGCGTGAAAACAGTTTTTCGATATTCTGTTCGGCAATCTTTTCCGTATCAAGACCGACGCGGTTAATCATACTGTTTATAACCTTCCAAGCGTTTTTCCAGGCTTCCAAAACAGCTTTCTTTCTTTCTTCCGGAAATACATTCTGCTCGGCTTCTTTCCAATCGTCACGCAACCACTTTTTAACCTGGTCTGCAATCTTTCCAACTTCCACGGGCAAATCAAACACACCTGCACCTTCCGCATTTGCCAGCGATTCTTTCCAATCCCAGCCTTCAATATCGAGATTGCACTCTTTGCGAATCATAGCGAGATACCAAAACATATCTCCAATTTCTTTAGAGATTTCTTCCGTTTCTGCCTCGTTATTGATTTTCTCATAGGTTTCTCCCATCTCTGAACACAAACCAAGTGTTACATAGGACAAAGCCACTTTTTCGTTATAGCAAGCTGTGGTAGCTGCCTTTTCTTCATACTCGAAATAGTTCATACTTTTTGTTTTTTAATTATGATGCAAATATAACAATTTAATTTTCAGATAAACAAATATTATCTCTATTATTTCAAATCTTTCATATCAATTTTTTCTAACCATCTCATTTTGAAATAGGTATAAGGTATCTGTTCCGGCACGTCATTAATCCATATTACCACATTATCGTCATTTGGATGGTTTATTTTCACCTTATATTCCTTTCCCTTGTATATCACTATAGTGCCTGGTTTCAATAGGTGGAACCTGTCCCAGAACATAACCGACTTTTTCGTTTTCTCCGAATATTGCAAGTTCGGCAATCCGTATTCCTGCAAAAACTCTTTCAAATAAAAATCTGAAAACGCCTTGTCACTGTCAAACATCGTACCAAGACGGAACCTTTGTTTCAAGTTCAGAATCTTTGCTTTCTTCTTCTCCGCTATGTCCTTATATATCTTCACAAGCTCGACACTTTCTATACGGTTGTAAACTATCGAGCGTAATCTACAACTCAAATACTCCAATTGCAAGTTAATTACAAACTGCTCCAGACTGATTTTCCGTGATTTTTCCATGTCCCTATTTTTGACTTCAAATCTAACAAAAATTAGGATAAATGGCAAAAAATCAGAACTATAAATGTCTTGTATAATAATTAATCGGTTCCGTCATATTGTCAAGCGCCCATAGGAGTTCTTCTTGTGTCGCATCCCCAGGGTCTTTCTCCTTGTCTTCCAATTCGGCAATCTGCACATTGAAATACCTTTGTAGGGTCATTGATACCGTCTTAATCATTTCCGGCTTATCCGGGTCATACATCAAAATCACATTCCTTATTCCCGGCTTGTCCCTCAATAGCTTTATCTGGCTTAACCCCATATTGTTACCGAACGTAAACACGCACTTTATATCGGGTGATTCGTAGAGATGCAATTTCGTGTCAACCGATATATAGTCAAACATCCCTTCTACTATTATAACCGTGTCCGTCTCGTCCGTTATATTGTCATATCCCCCTATCACATGGGAGAATCCGTCACGCGAATTTTCATACCTCAATACAAGCTTTTCCGTGCCCTCCTTAAACCTTTTAAGGTTCTCTTCATGCCATTCCTTACTTTTCTTTGAACGTGCCAGCCATGCGGCTAATTTGCCGTTCATGGTAAACTGGAATATGAACTTATCGTGCAGCTTTCTTTCAAGAAAGAATTTTGTTTCTGCCGGACGGAATTCTTCATAATATCTTTTCACAAATCCCCTCTTATCCAAATATTCATCCTTGTCTATATATTCCAGTTTTTTAGGAAGGGTGCATTCCTTGATTTCCTCTGTTGTTTCCTCTTCTTCGTCGTTTATTAGAGGGGTCAATTTCTGCATCTTTATCGTGTTCTCGTAATCCTGCTTTATGAGGTCTTTCCTTCCTATCTTTTCCAAGAACTTTTTTAAGGTGGTTTTCATGCCGCATTTGAAACAATGGAATGCACCGTTATTCCCGGCATCATTGAACTTTATCCCCCATTTCCCCTTTTTATTGCAAAAAGGGCATTCCTTGTTCCGGTCTTGCATGAAACCTTTTGCTCCAAACAAAGATAGGTTCAGTTCGGATATTACCTCGTTTTTATCAACCCTAAACATCTCCCTTTAAACTAATTCATAAATAATATATCCCAAAAAAGATATTCTTTCTTTACAGTCTTTCACCTTCTTTTTGCAAAACACATCAAAACCTCTTTCCAGGTTACTCTCTTTCATGGAGCAATATTTTCTTGAACTGTATTTAAGATTCTCGACTTCAAAACCGCAATACTTGGCAAATGTTTCTGCTCTGTTTTCAACTGCTTTCAGCACCTTTTCCTTGCTACCATAAATTTCTGAACTAACCCAGGAAATTTCTGCATTTTCAACGATAACTTCTCTAAAACATTCCATACTCTTATCTTTTATTTGTTTGACTTCTTTTTCTCGCCTCCCTTAAGAAGACATTACAAAGATAAGATTATGTTATGAGATAAGCAAGTGCTTATGTCTAAATTGTCTCTGTTTTAACATCATTTTGCTTTTCACCGTCTTCATCCTTTTTCTTTCTTGTCTTCTTTCCAGATGTAGAAGAAGTGAAACCCTTATCACCTCCGTAATATTCGGCTGTCAGCGCCTTGTCACAAAAACGCCCCCTGCCGTAATCCGTCACAATAGAAAAGGTGTCTTTTACCGTATCATAATCACGTACTTTATCCATATAAATACGCATTATGTTCTGTTTCTTCTCCTCTCTTGTCCGATTCCCAGTAAACACAAAAGAAAACGGCTTTACCAATGTCCTATCCCCTTCCGTATAACTTCTATCTATTACCTTATCCGAATTGTCCCATATTTCCAACGGCACATTCCCGGCTTGTGCTGCCGTAAATCCCACCATTTTAAACTCTACACATAAGTTTTTCAAAAGTTGTGCACATGTCTGTAATTTTTCTTTTTTGAATGTAGGGTTGTTGTCTACAACACGGTTTGTTCCGGTTGCCACAAGGTCTAATGAATCCAATATCAATACATGCGGATAATAACCGTTTTTCTTGTAATAAGATACAATCACGTTACGGACATCCACCATTGTAGCCTGCCCGAATTTTTCAAACGAATATACATCTATGTCTTTAGAATAGGATTTTATGTTTTCAAAAGCCTTATCAAGCTTTTCTGCCAGCTTATCATCTATGACACCCTTTCTAATATTCCCGTATTTTTGTCCCGTCCAAAACTGGTCGTATCTTTCCAGGCACGCACGCGCACCTCCTTCCAACTGTATATGCAAGACCGGGTGTCCATCAAAGGCTGCCTGCATTCCATGATATCTTAATGCAGTTGATTTACCTACGCCAGACCTCATAATCCATAATACGGTATCTTCTATCGTGGCACCACCTTCCGAAATATCATCTATCTTATCAAGTCCGAACATTACACGTGACGGAATTTCCCCGTCTTCCTCTTCCCGTCTTCCTCTCATTCTCTTGTCAAAATCGGCAAAAACCTTTTGGAAACCACCTGCTTCATGCCTTAATGATAGGGACAATATTCTTTGACTCTCTTCCGCATTTACCCGTATAGCGTCTTCTTTCTTTCCTTCTTCGTACAAATCATGTACTTTTTTAGAAAGTAGCTGGAATTCCACATCTTTAATGTACGCTTCCAGCTGGTCTATAATAATTTCCTTGTCTACTTTGGCGGCAGACTGCACGGCATCTATTGCCTCAATCACAAAATCGCTGTCAGCGTATTTTTGAGACACCACACCCAAAGAAGGAATCTTATCTTTTTCCTTTAATACTTCTGTTGCCTCTTTTAGCAAGAATTTGAACCCGGGCCACTCTTTGGGTATTAACTGATAAGTCAGATTATTTACCACCATCCTGGTGATATTCAAATCCATATACACAAGCTTGAATAATTCTGCCATGAATCCGGCAGACAGTTTTTGCGCCATTTCTTTTTAGATTTAAAAAATTAGGGTTACAAACGTAACCCTTTGATATGAAGAAAACAAATCGTTATTGTTAAATCAACCCAACCGCTTTTCTTAAAAATTCTCTTGCATTCTCTACTGACACACCTAACTTTCTCTGTATCAAAGAAACCATGTCATTAACTTGTTCCTGTGAATCCAAATTGCCTTTCACAAATTCCATCATAATGAACTTTTCTAAAAATCTTGCTTTCATAACCTTTATCTTTTTGTTGTTTGACTTTTCATCTCTTAATCTCACAGTGCAAAGATAAGATTATGTTATGAGATAAGCAAGTGCTTATGTATAAAATATGGGTTATTTAACATCATTTCACAATATAAATAATCTAATTGTTAGAATAATAGTCGTAATGATAAAGATTAATGCGAAATATTTCCATATTTTTACAGTAGCCTCTAAACCGTACTTCCGTTTGTCAAACTCACTTAAGGCATAATTCAAAGCCTCGTCTTTCAATCCCTTAAGCTTATCATTCAAAGCCTCGGTTATATCGTCTGCGATAGTATGCTTCACCCTTTCTGACACGGATTCCGGATAACCCCTCTCTTCATAATTCAATTCATTCAACAAATCATAATGGAACATATAGGGTATTCCGTTTACTTCATAGGAGAGCTTGATACCGCTTTCTTTGATGTATTTCAAAAACTTTTCCTCGGCAATCTCGTTTATCCTTTCTTGGTTAAATTCTGACTGCTTCTTTATCTCATTAAAATATTCCTCGTCAACAATTACACAGTTGTTTTCGAGTTTCATTACATGTGCTTCCATAATTATTTTCCTTTCAGTTTCTTTATCAATACATCAGTATAATTAATTGATTCAATAGCTACTACTTCTATTGCATCCATCTTTTTATCTGGATGTTCATCCAAATACATACCCAAATTTTTCATAAAGAAACTGTTTGAAATCAAAGCTTGCATTGCAGCCTTTGCCAGTTCATAACGCCTCTGTTCCCAATCAATTTTCTTTTCTTCCATCTTTAACCTCCTTATTAATTTTAACAAACCCCTTTTGAATGCACCAACACAGCATATAATAGGCTGCATCTATCAACTTCGGCATTTTTTCTAAACGAACGGTTCCATTATTCGTTACGTCTACATATTTGAGCCACCACAACCCCACTTTCTTAAATATGTACAAATCATATACTTGTACTGATTCTGGCAACTTATCCAGAATATCCTGCAAAGTATAAGTAGGAAGAATTTCATATGACATAAATCCACAAGTCTGAAATTCCTTATGTAAACTCAAAAACCATACACCTTTTGATTTGTCGTCAATACGGCTTCCATGCGACACTCTTGCTAAATATATACTTGCATCGCTCGTATCTAATCCAAGCTCCTGCAAGTGCTTCATCTGTTCAACTGATAATACTTGTTTTGTTTCCATTTCCTAATTTCTTTTAAGCTAAAAACATATACCCTTTACATACATTCAGCGCATCAGATTCACTGTCAAACATTAACGTCGTTTCCGATTCTGTGCCGTAACAAATGGCTTTAACTTTCAGCCACCACCTATATTTTCCGCTTCCGTAATCGTGATAATAAGGTTTCCCTATTATTTCTGTTACATAATGTTCCAATAGGTTCATTTCTCACTCCTTTCTTTCTCCTTTTTAGCTTTATCACAAGCCGACTTCTTCATTACATACGGACAATCGCAATTCCCGTATCTTTCGTTATACCAACAGCAATAATTACACTGATGCATTATTTATTCCTCCATCTATATTCAAAATACTTACAGTTCTTCGCCTGCTTTCTTGCTGTTATGCGTCTTTTCAATGCGTGACAATACATCTGAAAATTGGCACATATCTCATAATGCACGCATATACTGCAATGCTTTTCTTCTGTATTATTCATCGTCTTCTCTCTTCATAAAACACATCCATATTGTTTTGCTCTGCCTTCCAGTGGTATGTCCAAATAGAGGCTTAAAAGGGATAACGGACAAAACTTCTGAAGCTTTTATCTCACTTTCGTTCCATTTGAAAATGAGCGTTCCATTAGGTTTCAAGACGCGCATACACTCGGCAAATCCGTCGTGTATAAGTGATTTCCAATCTTTTGGCAGTTTACCGTATTTCTTAGCCATCCATGAGGTTTCACCAAGTGTTTTTAGATGCGGTGGGTCAAACACCACCATATAAAAAGAATTATCCTCAAACGGCAAATTAGTAAAATCGGCTATCACATCCGGTTTTACATCTATAATTCTGATTCTATCTTTGTCCTTAGCTGTAAGTGTTTCTGAACGCTTGTCTACAAATAAAACCAAAGGGTTATGCTTGTCAAACCAAAACATTCTACTGCCACAACAAGCATCTAATATAAGTTTATCGCTTTCCATTGTTATTCCTCCTTATCTGTCTTAATGTCTGTTACTTTGCCACGATTGATAAAATACTTACAATCAATAAACCTGCAAATTATCTCAGCACTACGATTCTCTAATTCATCACATTCTTTACGAAGAGAACATACACTACAAGAACTAACGTTACTATAATTCACAGCTTCATGCAGTACCCCGTCTATTATTATTCCGTTCTTTACTTCCATAATCAAATACAATTAGGGCATTCAGCCGATTTATTACCTTTATTGTCTGTATATACATAAACATTTTCTCCTTTTGAAGAAATTTTGTCAACCATGCAGCCGCACTTCGTACACTTTTTATGCGCATTGTTAGGGTTGTTTATCCATCTATGCCCTTTTCTGTTTTCTGCACCTAACTTTGTTCCTCTATTAAATCCCATAATCAAATTCCTTTTCCGTAAACATTTACAAACTCGCTGACATCCATATAGTCTATGCCAAAATTCTCGGCTGTTTTCTTGTCACTGTCCGAAAACTGCCCTTCAAGACCGCTTGCATCACCAATCATCAAACAATCTTTTTCACTTAAACCAGCATTCCAATTCCATGATTTATAGTTGTCAAAAAATTTTTCAAGCATTCCTGTATTCGGCTTTCTCATAGGGTGAGTTTTGTTATTGCTTCCACAATACATAAAACGCGTATCAATATCGCAATAATCCATTATACTATTATTCACGTACTTGCATTTTACATAAATGGATAATTGCGACACCAACCCTTTTTCTATCCCTCCTTGATTTGTCACGATAAAGATTACTTTGGGATTCAAATTCTTAATTGCATCCAGAACATCAAACTTAAATTTCATGTCCCATATACCCTTTGGGAACGTCTCACCGCTTACTGTCTCAATCAACGTTCCATCCATATCACAAAATAAAACCTTGTACTCTTTCATTTCTTGTTCCTTTCTTTGTTTAAATTTTTATCTTCATATCGAACAATTTTATTTTTCTTGCAAAACCTTATTGAATACCTTACTGCCTTTCGTATATCTTCATACTCCTTTATACTGTACACATTGTATGTACGGAGTTTTCGCATAATTTCCTCTTCTATAAAAGGAAGAATTTCTTTCTCAAACCTACTCATTTCCTATGTGTTTTACGGTTCTTGTTTCTCTTCCTGCGTTTCGCAATCTGCTTGTTTGCACATCTATCATCTTTTGGACGATATTTTCTCATTTTAGGTGCATCACATGGTTCTAAAGGAGAAGTATCACCATACGGATTATAAATATTATAACAAGTATTTTCATTCCAAGAAATTTCGTCCTGCATATTTTACCCCTCTTTCTTTTTAAGACTTATATCAATTGACAACCTATCAGCAATTTCCTCCTTAATTATCTCCCTGCACAAATTCCTTATCATAGAGTAATCACCATGTCTTTGTATCTCGTTGGAAACCATACAACGAACCCACCTCTCTATATCAACGTCGTTTCCATATGTGTTTTGAAAGATACGTTTAACCTCCTCTTTCACAATTGGAACCATAATTTCCTTTATATCCTCTTTAGTCAACTTTAGTTCGTTGTGGATATAATTCTTCACTTCCCTGTATATATATTTACTCATAATGATTAAACCTCCACTTTTGTATAATTACTAAATTTACAATAAAGATATTTTCTTGAAAGCCATCCTCCTAATGAATATTTATCGTTGACACATTTACAATAGGTTTCCCATTTGTCCTTATGTACAATCTCATACATTACGCCTTTGTACATAAACACATCTCCTTCTTGTAAATTTGAAATCTTAATTGTTTTCATATTAGCCCAATCCTCTTTAATCTTTTTCTAAAATTCTTTTCATTCAAAGCTTGTTCATAATAGCAATCCGGTTCAATAACTACTTTATTTTTCATTATAGGTTTCCCGTTTAATACAATTGAAACTTCGTTGGTAATAGAAACTCTCTTTATCTCTTTCGTTTTCAGATTAAATGAAAATAGAATATGACCCGGAATCTTTTTCTTCTTATCCGTCAATTTATATTCATGCTGTTTCTTTTGAACATATTCTACCTGGTTTTTAGATAGACCACCCTTTGTTAAATCCGGAACTATTTCCATATCAATAACTATTTAAAATATTCAACAATTATTTCGCTCTCTTATAGGTATCAAAGCCCTTTACGTTTACCCATTCATATGAAAGACGTTTGTCTTTTCTGACTTGTACCCAATATATTATTGTGGGAATACAACCGTCGTACCCTTCTCCTCGTATGATTCTATATCTTTCCATCTCTATTTTTCTCAAAACATTTCTCATTCGGATAAAACCAATCTGCACTGCCAGCTATCCCGTCCAGCCATAAAGCACATACATATCCGCGAGAACGGTTCTCTCTATCTACCACACGGAAATAGTGCTTGCATTTTTCACAACAAATATTGTCGGTTTGTTTTCCCATATCAAATCAGTTTTTCTTCAAATTCAGCAATTATACAATCTGCATCACCGACATGTACCCAGTCCTCCAGTACAGAAGACAAAGCTTCAATAACTTTCTCCTTCTGCCATTCGGTGCCACTATTAAAACCATTAGCAATCATTTCCTTGATGTCAGAAATTCCAACCGGTACCCCACATGTTCCAAATGAACGAATAACCGATTCAGCATATTCTATTGACGCCTTTTCTGCTGTCTGTTTCATTCTTTTACTCCTTTATCAAATTCAGATAATGCCTGTTCGTACTTTTCGAGTTTTTTCAAAGCAAAATCCCTTCTATAAATGATTATATCGCGTGTTGTATAGTCCGTATAAAATCGGTCTATAATACTCTTAACATAAACCTTTCTGGTTCTTCGCAATGATTAAGTAGAATTACGTAATTCGTGTTTCTTGGGTGGAAACATAGGAATCTGTAATAATTTACCTTACCATTCAAACAGAACTCAATCAGTTTTTCGTCTGTCTTTAAGTTTTCAATATCTTTTATGTCTCTTATTGGTTTCATATCAATAACTTTTGGTTTTCTTGTATCTGCCACATTTCTTGCAGACGTAATATCTGGCGATATATTTATTACATCCTAACTCATCCCATGCCGTAACCTTTCTCTCATACATCAGCTCCCATTCATGCCGACAGAACCATTTCTTTATAATTGCAATCAGATTCATACCCTAAAACAAAATCTTAAATTTCTTTCCTTTCAATGTCGGCAATCTCTCTTCCACAAACTTCCTTAACTCTTCCTCCTCAATAGGAAACAAAGGGTTATATTTGTACTTAAATGTATGGATATACTGCTCGTTCAGCATCACATCAAAAATTAATGTCTTCATCTAAAATAACCCTCCATCCACAACACAGCTTCTTCTATTGTTTCCACCTTTTTAAACTCCTTTGTGACACAACGCTGCATGTATTCACAGCATATGTTTTCTTCATCATCAAAGTAAATATTGTACGCCCCGTTATCATCAGCCCCGGTACATGCTATTCCAAGCTCCAGGGCATTCCGTACCTTTTCTGGTTCGGTTGAAAAATAGGCATAAACCTTTCTACTATTTACTCTCATCAATCCAGTAAGTTCTACGATATTGTTCATTATTAAAATAATATTTTATTATGTCTGACCCGATTAAGAAAGGGAGGCTTAACGCTCCCTTATCAATCACACCACAAAGATAATATTTGTTTATGACATACGCAATAGCTTATTCCCAATAAAATTGCATATTTAACATTTCTTGTGTTTCCTTCTGAATAGGCTTATATCTCGTTTCTGTAGTCAAATCCCTCTCAGCCACGTTGTTATACTCTTCCAAAGCCTTTTCTTTATCTATACTCCTTTCCACCCATATACCTATCATCTGGTCTGGCTGCATATCCCCGATAGACACCGGGTTTTCCTCTGTAGCCTCATAAAACTGGACTGTATAGGGTCTGCTATATATATTAGGTGCACTGCCCATATATCGGATTCCGTCTGCACCTTCCATCATTCCCACGGCACCTACCTTAAACGAACACACATTTGTTTCCGGATTCTCGAACCATATCTTCACCCCTTTTGCCACCTCCTGGCTGTCATTGTGCAGCACTATAGCCCGGTATTCGTTTCTCGCATTTCTTATCGTGTTTACACTCAATTCATCAAACAAATTACCGAACATGTCGTTAGGTATTGTCGTGGAAGATGCAAAGCCACCCAACGAATAAGAAACATTCTGCTGTTCTGCCATATATCCAGAACTTACTGTATATAATAGTCTCATTTTACCCTCCTTTCTTATTCTTTCGGTTTCGGCATGCCTGCTAAAGACCAATATTCCGTTTTTACCGTATTGTCAATCGTGACTGTACCACCGTTGTTTCTTACTCTTGCTATGTAAAACTCGTTTACCGACTTGGTAGGGGGTTGTTCCAAAGTCACTTCCTGCACCAATCCCAACGTAAACCAATCATAGGTATAAAGCCCTTCCATTTGTGCATCCGTAAACACCTTTCCAAGCGGCACTGTTCCCAGTATCACAACCTGCAAATTTGTTTCCGCAACAAAATCGGATTCGGACGTTAATACGATATTCTTGTTGTCTATTATATTGACTATCTCATATACGCCATTATTTAAAGGCTGTGAACCGTCGTCCTTCAAAAACTTTATCGCTACCGGGGTTTTCCCTGCTTGTCCCCTCACCTTACCGGAAAAATCCACGGTTCCGGTCACTACACCCTTCTGGTTAATGCTCACATATCCGTTTTCGTAATTCTTTGTCGAATATCCGATTTTCAGCCAGTAATACACGCTGTCTGCCGGGATGGCAAAGTTATCGTATATATTGACAATGTTTATTACCTGTCCCAATGAGTTTACCGCCATACCCGGCAATATCCTTACCGTTCCTCCTTGTGTTCCCTGCTGTACTTCAAACGCTTTGTTGTCTATAAAGGTGTCCACGGTTTCAAAATCGGACTTGAATTTAGTGGGGTTGTTTGTCACTATGCCGAATGTATAGCTTCCGGCAATAAGAATCTTCCCAAGCAAAGAATTCTGTAGGAAAGACTGCATGTTCATCACTTCTTCCTTTTCTAAAAAAGTGTTTCTATTAACATTTATCTGAGACATAATATCTATAATTTATATTTACAAAA